CATAGTGTAGAATCCTGCCGTCATGGCCAGGAACAGTGTGCCATTCGTAGTCGGAGTGACCGGATAGAATCCTAGTGCCGGTCAGATTGGCGCCGGTCAGATTGGCGCCGGTCAGGTTGACGCCGGTCAGGTTGACGTTGGTTAGGTCGGCGTCGATCAAGTCGGCGTAGGTTAGGTTGGCGCCGGTCAGATTGGCGTCGTGAAGATCGGCGCCGATCAGATTGGCGCCGGTCAGGTTGGCGCCGGTCAGATTGGCGCCGTGAAGATCGGCGCCGGTCAGGTTGGCGTCGATCAAGTCGGCGTAGGTTAGGTTGACGCCGGTCAGATTGGCGCCGATTAGTCTGGTTGCGGTCAGATTGGCGTCGTGAAGGTCGGCGCCGATCAGATTGGCGCCGGTCAGGTTGGCGCCGGTCAGATTGGCGCCGTGAAGATCGGCGCCGGTCAGACTGACGCCGTGAAGGTCGGCGCCGTGAAGATTGGCACGTTGACCGCCGTTGTAGGACAACCATTTAGCATGATCCGCCAAAACTTTCTTGATCTCGTTAGTTAGCATGTTCGTCATCGTCTTGCCTCTTGCTGTCTTGTGTCTCGTCGACCAGTAACAATGTCGCTACGCCCGACCCATGAAGAGTAGGGTCATCGACTGACCGATCAACGATCTTGCGACCTTTCTCGAAAACTTTCTTTCCCGAAGATCGCAAACCAAGGAAGAACACCCGAATCACCGCCAGACCGCCATAGCGTCCCCTCTAACGCACGATACCCGGTAGGCAATGCGATAGCATGCATTCGATGCCGATCATCGAACACAAGCGATCTCGGCAACATTTCCCGACACGGATTCCTGCTTTTTCCTTCACTTCCCGCCCTACCTGTGAACGATGAATAAGTCGGTGCGTAATCACCTTAGTATTCGCACCGAAGTAACCATGACAAGATGGCATACATGACAAAATGACACAACGCAAAAACGCCCGACACGGCGCACGAGAATAGACTACGGCACGACCGAATCAGGTTGGTGTTGTGGTTGTTCGTGTCCTGTTCGGTTCGTTAGACATCTGTTAGGTTCGCGACATGTTAGGCTAACGGGCGTTAGGGTAGTTCGTGATCCGTTAGGTTAGCCATACGTTACCCTAACACAGTGATCCGTTAGGCTAACAGGTGTTAGGGTGTAACAGGTGTGTATCGGCATATTTTCCCTAGGGAATTATTCCCGTACGCTCACGCGCAATCCCTCTTCGCGTCTCAAAGCTAGGCTTGAAACCCCCTATTGACGACTTTCCCTAAGGAGGTCGGGATTTTTTACAAATCGTTTGACTTTTTTCACTTTACGATCTGCATTTGCAGGATTTGTGTAGGGAATTAAGAAACTATTCGATCGAGACGTCATCACCTCCCTCGTAGAAAAGTTGCTAGGACTTTCGTCATCGTCTTGTGTCTCGTCGACCAGTAACAATGTCGCTACGCCCGACCCATGAAGAGTAGGGTCATCGACTGACCGATCAACGATCTTGCGACCTTTCTCGAAAACTTTCTTTGGTCAGGTTGGCGCCGATCGAATCGGCTCCAATCAAGTTTGCATACCTGCCACGCTTGCTGCGGAGCAAAGTGGCCAGAACTTCCGTTCTCGTGTTCTCCATAAGGTTACCCGCTGTCTCGGTCTGCCGCAGCCATCGCTGTATTCGTCCAGTCTTTCACCTTACACCTCCTCCTTCTGTAAACCCAGTTGGATAACGCCTCTCAAGCTTCAGCTTGTTGTCCTCCATGCACTCCTCGACTGTCATACCGAGCGCGTTAAGCAGCCCCACAAGATAGAACAGGACGTCGCCCATCTCCTCTCGGAAGTGGTCGGCATTCAGGCCGGATCCATGGAAGCAGTACTTCTTCATGATATCGACAGCCTCCCCGGTCTCCCCCGCCAGACCCATTGAGTAGTTGCAGATCAATTCCTTCTGAGAAGAGTGTGCGTTGCGGGTCCGGTCTACGGACATTGCAAACTCATTGTTCGTGATCTTACTCATACTTGTCCCCTAGCTCCCTGATCAACTTAGCCAGCTCATTCTTCGAATCATCTAGCATCTCGAAATATCGAGGTTTGATGCGTTCAGACAAGAATCTAAGCATGTCTGAATCTCTCTCATACCCATCCATCTTGCAGGAAACCACACGGGTCGCCAGAAACCTAGCTGGTCAAACGATCTCATCTAGGACTGAATCCTCCGGGAAATTGACATCTCCTCGCTCCACCCAGAAAGATTGCGCAACAGACGAAGCTTCTTCTTCAGTCAGATCGTCCAGGTAGTCCGCGCAATCATGGAGATCCCTCGATGTTGGCTTAAGATACATGGCTAGCCTCCACTCGGTCGGCCCATAGAATCAGTTCATCGTGGATGATACTCTGACCCGCATAATTATGGAACGCCATGTAGTATGAGAAGGGGTTGGCTGAGCTGCAGTTACGATCATCCTTGATCATCTTCGCTGTGTTGCTCCCTATGGACATCTCCACCCTAGCACTGATCGCATCGCTAATGATGCGAAGCATCATGCTGTTCGCTTGGGCTATGTCTACGTATGATGGCTTCAGAACCAACTGGCTCAGAATGTAGGCAGGTCAACCGACTGGATTGCTACCCTCAGTCGTCATGAGTTCTGCCCATTTCCTCGCCTCCTCTCTGTCTACGGACACAACCACTCTTGCGGCCTCCCGAATCATGGTTGGCGTTATGGCTTCCAATACTTGCTTCTTGTTCACGCCCCAGACCATACCTCCCCAGCGATCTGGGTCAAGCAAGAACTGCCCATTTTGTCTTGGCCGAATCGAGAAGAAATCGGTCTATGCTTATCGACCAAGCGTTCCCGACCCAAAAGGGAAAGCCAGATTCTGACGTAATCCAATTACTAGCAGTGCTTTAGGAGTGGTTTGCCGAAAAGTAGGATTTGCCCCGAATGGTCGATAAGTATCCCCGGCAATCTCATCTTCTTTATTTATCATCTAAAGAAATAGAGAATGATGTAAACTCTTGTAAATAAAGGACTTAAGTCTCTATATAGAGAATAGAGAGAGAGAGAGAGAGAGTAGAGTACATATATACATTACTTATTTAGACCCCATAGTTCCTTCCTTAGGGCCACTTCAACCCCCATACCCCTATCCCGACACCACCAGGATCTGTGCAACAGCCAATTCTAAAGGATTTGAGGGAAGTAAGCATCTAACATGCTTATACCAATACACTTACGTCAAACACTTTTTGCCACGCCTGCAAGGGTCGCTCATAACCACTTACCATATATAGACTTACATGACCCTTTTTGCCGACTTAGTTCCTTCGACTTGGTCGGTAAGGGTCAAAATCACCCAGATAGGTTATCTCCCTTGATTTCCCTGTGACAAAGTCACTCCCCATGAACAAGCCAATTTTCGAGGGTCGACCATCTATAAAAGCCAAGGTCATGTCCACCTGTGCAGTCTGCAAGCTGTCCCGAAACCACAACAGGTTCCCCATCGATAGGACGCAACCCGGCAACACTAGCGACATCTGCTACAGGTGCGTGGCGCGAGCCAAGGTGGAGAAGGTGGACGAAAACGCCACCCTAGCCCGACTTGCCGAACACGTTTCCGCCATCATGTCCGCCATCATCCGCATGGAGACCGCCATGCACCAGATTGAGCGGCAACAAGAAATCCTCTTGACTCCAACCCCTCACCTCCCTACCATCCGAAGCTGACGACGGCCGGCACCCGAACCCCCGATGGCATCCCCATCGGTCGACAAACTGCCCGACTGGCCCCCGTAAGGGGCTCTCTAAGACACTTTTACCTCCAACAATGCAATGAGACGCCTCAAAGTAGATCGTCCAACAGAGCTAGAGCCAGACACCTTCTCGAAGACGCAAGGGCGAAAACACATGACCGAACTCAAAATCAAGGGCAACAAGGCCAAGACCCTAGCTGCACTCTACAACGCAGCTAAGCCGCAGGGTCTCGGCCTGCTGCACTTCACTCCTGAGGACATGACGGAAGATCATGCCAACACTCTGCTCGAAGATACCACTTACTTCGATTACGTTCATGGCCGTGTAATGAAAGTCGACCTTAGTGGTGACGAGTTCTCCCCGGCCCTCTACGACCGGGATAATGGACTAGGGTCTGCCGCTGCAGCGTTGGGGTTTATCGAGTGAGGGATTTCAGAGTCTGGTTTCCAGATTTTGACGCAAGGAGCACTACTGTGATGATCGTCGATTAGTCAGCCTTTCCAGGGTGACTGATGACATGGGCCCGGTCGGTGTATCAGCACCAGCCGGGGCGTTTTTTGTCTCAAGCCAAAAGCCCCATTGCCCGATACTGCTCCCATGGACCTAACCACAACACTGTTCGAGCTGTCGCTCTACCTGACCTTCATCGTCATCGCCGCGTGCGCGGCAGCCTGCTTCATGGGGGAGACCGATGCAGAGTAGCCCGTCCTTCCGCCTTCAAGTGACCGCCACGGAACCCATGGAGATTGCGAGAATCCTCCGAGCAGCATCCGAGAAGATATCTGCTCACGGTAAGTTGGCCCATGCGATTTTCGCTACTGATGGCAACCGTGTTGGGTCATGTGGTCTTGATGTCGACATGACATCCAGTTGGCAAAGAGACACCGAGACCAACATTGCAATCCGAGTGGTCACAGGGTAAGGTCTCGGCATGAAGACATCAAAGCAAGAACAACAAAAGAGTGTCACGATGAGACAAACCAACATCAGTAAGCACGCCCTCGATGCCATGTGTGAGGTCTCAAAGGACTTTGGTATTACCCATGGAACGCTCAGGCGAGTTGTGGATAGCCAGGACTGCCTTTGCTTGATCGGCCTAGCCTGTGAGGCATACCGACGAGAGACCGGCTTGGGAGAATGGCTAGAAGATACGTATGACCCAGATAGAGTTACCTTCGTCTTCAAGGCTCACCAGGGTCAACCCATCTCCGGTGACGCATGCCAACCAGAAGTAAGTAAATGGGCTACGGGACTCATAGCAGCCATGAAGGTGAACCGTAAAACCGCTTGGTTCTACCATGATCAAGCTGGTCACGAAAGCTGGACAAAAGAGCTTGCCGAGCTACTTCCTGCCAAGGAAGTTGAGCGAGACCGCGAGTAGTTACAAGTCATGATCGACGAAGAAACGATGCGAAAGGCAACGGTATAACGAGCAAAAAGATGCAGACTCTCGAACGAAGGGCGCTCAAAGCTGCTTTATCCACGCCGATCGTCGCCGAATGGACTAATAGTGGCCACTGGAAGGGCAGCCCCGTAGTAATCAACGGCATCGAACTTACCTGTTGACCAGCCCGATCTTATGCCGACGTGCTCGGCCATCCTCTCGGACTCTGGATATGTGTAAGGATATTCTCTGGAATGCTCGGGTACGGAACAACAGTTGACTATTTCAGGGCATTCACGACGAAACCTGCCGACATGGCAGACCGATTCGTTGCCCTCGCTAACAGACACGGTATTGAGGTGGAGGTTACTTATGAGTGATTTAGAAGGCAGACCGGAACTACCATTCGTGAGGGTGGTCTTGGAGAGGTTGGCGTGCTTAGGCAACGGTAACCGACACGGGAACAGTCATGGCAACATGATTGCCATTGATGCGTTGGCCGAGCTGGATGACAAGCAGGACCTTGCCGAGGCCGAGCAGGAGCCCGCCTCGAGCGCGTTGCTTGAGGCCGCGAAGTTGGCTTATGAGTGGATGTCATTTACTGACGACAACAACGCTGAGATGGTCCAGTGGAAGCGCGAGCACGGCATGATGCAGGAACATCCGAACACCGTGATTCGGCGGAAGATTCGTGAAGCCATCAAAGCCGAAGAGAATCGCGGGACGGTCGTTCAGGACACGCTCAGGCCCTCTGACAAAACGGCCGACGACTACATGGCCAAGGATGGATTCGAGCCGATTGGCCATGAAATAGAGGAGGGCTACGCGCGCGAGAGACTACGTGATCAGGTTCACGACCTTCGGGCTCAAGTCGCAGACCTACATGAGGAGATGGAAATCCAGCACACCCGTCACCGGGCTGTGACCGAAGACTTGCAACGCCATATTCGCATCGTGTCCAAGGATCGCGCATTGAATAAGGAGTTGCGCGCTGAGCGCGCGGCCGAGAAGCGGCGTGCCGCGTTTGCTTCGAGTGCGTTAATTGAGGCATCAAAGGCAGTTCTGTGTCAGATTACTCTTAACACATGGGAAGAGCAGACTACTGGAAACCGCCACAACCTGAAAACTAATCAGGCGGTAATCGATTTGCGTAGGGCCATCGAAAACGGGGCACTCTCGCCGGTCTCTTACTTACAAGGATCAAAAATGTATAACCCTCAACCCAATCCCCACCAACCTAAAAATGAGTGCGACCCCATGTTAAAGAAGATAAGACCTTCCCCTAAGCCACCCTTCAAAGTTGGCGACATCGTCAAGAGTAAGAGCACTGGCCTATACCTCAGAGTTGTGCGAACCGACATAATTCATGTTCAAGGGTCTCAGATGCTTAGTATTCCTTTCTCCGTAGAGTCAGACCAATTAGAGCATACGCCTGAAAAGTTAGATTTCAAGGTTGGTGATAAGGTGAGGGTGAATGTCGAATCCAGGTCACTCCGAATTGGCACCGTCATAGTGCGTGGAAACCAAGGAGACTTTTTCCATTACAGGGTAGTCCTAGACGGTGAGAAATCTAAGCCATTCGGAGTCTTCAGGAATGAGATTGAGATCGCCAATGGTTAGCGCCGAACAAAAGCTACGGTACTTCAATGCTAGAATAGCCAAGGAGAAGAAGCGTCTTGCCGACTTTATCGCGTCCCTGCCATCACCTAGCCTTAAGGTGCTCCTTGGCGACAAGTACTACAAACTTGTATCGCAAGCAAGCACTGGCTACCATACTAGACGGATCAAGGCGTTGCGAGCCATCGACAAGGCTCGCGGTTTGTCACCTGTATTTCGGGGCTCAAAGTATGACGCCGAGATCAGAAAGCTAGCGAAGCAAGGAAAGACCGGGCGACAGATCGCCAGTAAACTGGGCCTCAAGACCGCATGGGTATACCAGCGAGGATCGAAAGTAGATATACGCTTCCAAAGCGGCCTATGCAAAGTTGGCCATACGACTCGATACTTGAAGCTGGTCCATAATGGGAAGAGATGGTGCCCCGATTGCTTTGAGATCGCACACCCAGGACTGTATGACGGGAGAGTCGATAAGGATGATGACGACAACTACGAGTCCGTCAGGGCGGCGACGGTGCTTTGGCTCGGCAAGATGCTTGACATCTGCAACATGACTTACCGTCGAGAAATCATCAAGAAAGAACTTGTTTCTTGGGGCGCGTCTGTGTAGAGTTCATGCCGTGAAGGCCAACCTTTACTTCACTATACCTTTCTACAGTAGTTTTCAACATGGCTGAAAAACGATGAGTATCGACCCCTACGAGAACAATGATTCGGACCACAAGGTTGAGATTAGCGGAGTTCTGATCGGGTTCGATAAGGTCGAGTCGATTGCTAGTCCTGGCGCTCGCGCCTATACAGACGTGGACATTAAGTCGGCGGTCATATCGGACTCGTACGAGTTTATCGGCGCATACGGTCACGAGGCTATCGAGGAGTGCGTCGAATCGACCACGCTAGAATGGGCACGAGACCACTTTGAGGATGGATCAATTCTGATCGGAGCTCTCGAATGAGTAAATATGGACTTCTTGGTGATGCAGGCGTAACGGACTCCATCCGAGTCAGCTTGAATAACGTAGAATTACTTATTCAGAGCGATAGGAAAAAGTTCCTATTTAGACTTGTGGTTTCAGGGGTTGGCTGACCCGCCTTGAGTGCGTCTTTGCGTTGCATAGACAATATCGATCCCCACTTTATCGGGCCTTCTCCAAATCCCGCATGGCCCGCTGCACAAAGAGCCATCCAAGACACATTGGTTTCGATGTACCCTGAAAGGTATTCGGATGAGGAACTTTACTACGGAAATCTCCACTTAGAATGGGCCATTGCCGACATCCGCGACATGTGCGACGCGATAGACATTGAGGGTAAGAAATGACATCAAAACAAGTGTTCAAAAAGGGCGATATTGTCTCTGAAGGAACAGACGCTGGGCCAACATCCGTAATGGTCGTAATAGATTACGGTGAAGTTTACCTTAGCTCTACGCCCGACCAGTCGGAAATCGCCTGTTTCAGCCTTGTCGATAGCTGTATCTACATGCCTGATCGCTTACGCCTTGATAAAATCGGCCGCATCGAGTCGATAAAGCTAAAGCCCTTACAACCAGAGGGCAGGGTGATCGAGCTGTGAGGCTCAGCGACAAGCAAAAGATCTCCGTCCTCAGGTCGTGCGAGGTAACAAGGCCGAACGCCACGCTGCGAAAGATTGGAGGAACATGGGGCGCGGTATGGTCTTGCGATATCGACAAGCTGATATGTCCGATCACCAGGGTGCCGTCTAGTCAGCGCTGGCGATGCCAGCTACTGACCAAGGTCCTGCCATCGGATATCTGGTGGAGTGGTGAGGAGTGGCAAGCCAAGACCCGAAAGGAGGCGATTTCAATGGCAGAGACTGAGGCTTCCAACTACGATTGGTAGCCCGATACGACAACATTCTGGCAAGATCACCTTGTCACCCTCCGGTGCTCTTGGCTTGCTGACCAAGCAGGGCGTAGACCACCCACCTGAGCAGCGCGCACAGACCAATGTGGCGCAGCCGGAGGATTTCTTACACAGTTCACGGGACAGACAGATGATAGAAATTATACACGGTGACTGTCTCGACGCGATGCGGGACATGCCGAGCAATTCGGTGACATCCATCGTTACCGATCCTCCCTATGCACTCCAATTCATGGGTAAGGGGTGGGATAAAGTTCTGCCTTCTAGCGATATCTGGCGCGAAGCTTTGCGTGTTCTCAAACCTGGGGGTATAGCGCTAGTGTTCGGTGGCACACGAACTTACCACCGTCTGACGTGCAGCATCGAAGATGCCGGGTTCCAGATTCGTGATTGCCTCATGTGGCTCTACGGTTCAGGGTTCCCGAAGTCGCACAACATAGGCAAGAAGGTCAACGGGTGGCAAGGCTACGGCACCGCCCTCAAGCCAGCATGGGAACCGATCGTCCTGGCCATGAAGCCGCTTAAAGGCACCTTCGCTACGAATGCACTAGAGCATGGTGTGGCGGGTATCAACGTGGATGGGTGTCGGGTGGCTACTGACGATAACCTGAATGGGGGAGCTTACGGGCAGCAGGGAAATAGAAGTGATATTCCTGGCGCATCACGATCAGATACCTCTGCCGGAATGATGGCCCCAGGTAAGACGGCTGACGTGGCGTTCGATCAGCCTGCCGGTCGCTGGCCCGCCAACGTAGTGCATGATGGCAGCGATGAAGTGTTGGATGCTTTCCCCGAAGCGCCAGGGCAGCAGGGCGACTTGAAGGCCAACGGTAGAGATCGTCAGACCAATGTCTGCTATGGAAAAATGGGACCCCCCTATGCCAAGACCGCACGGTCAGAAAACACCAAGTCAGCGTCCAGATTCTTTTACTGCGCCAAGGCATCCAAGAAGGATCGTGGCGAAGGCAACACCCACCCTACGGTCAAGCCCTTAGCGTTAATGCAGTGGCTAGTCCGTATGGTGCGCATGCCATCGGACACCGTAATCCTAGACCCGTTCATGGGATCCGGCTCTACTGGCGTAGCGTGCATCAAAGAAGGTGTGGATTTCACAGGCATCGAAATGAACAAAGAATACGTAGAAATCTCCAAGTCCAGGTTAGCGGACGCATCACCATCAACCCCATGATCGAACCCATTATGAAAAGACTGCCCCTCCTCGTCCTACTCTCCGGCGCACTCGCAGCGCAGTCTGTCACCGTGGTAAATCACGGCACGACCACGTTCAGTGGCTGGAAGCGGACTACGATTGACGTGTTCCCGGAACATAACGCTGGTACTGTATCTGGCGTCGACTACGTGGTTGGCCGGAAGGTTGGCCGTGATGTTCGGGTCGTAGACCTGCGCGTCACACTGTCTCCAGGGCAAGAGAAGGTGATTGACCTCTCCGACGCCTCGCCGTCTGGGTTCCGGCTAGCACCCCCCCGTGGGGTGGATTGGACTGGCGGGCCGATGCTCCTGAACGGTGACCCCATGGAATGGATCAGCCTACGAGCCGATGGGGCAGCGTGGCTCGTTCATATGCGAGCCCGAACTGGCGCCACTATGTGTGCCGACGTTTGGCTTCGGCACTACCCAGGTGAACCCTACGTTCACGGTGAGGCTATGATCACCTCGAGCAACCCGAACGTTCCTGGCGTATTCGAAGTTGCAGAAGACATGCGCTTAACAATCGGTGATGGCGTTGTGATTGGTATGGGGCGCCAGTTCTGGCAACCGCTTGTCGACGCGACCCGGTTTGCGGATGGGCAGGCTAGGGTCGTGCCGTTCACTGTGCTATTTCTCAGGCACCTCGATGTAGAGAGCTGGTCTAGCGCTCAAGTGGTAATGGCCATGGGTCTCGGAGCGGTCGGTATTAGCAACCTGTTGATGGACGGGAACCCCACTTACCCCGAAGGGTATGATGGTCGTTCCTGGGCTCGATCCCATTTCCCGTCAGCTTCCGAACGGCTTCACGATTGGGGACCAACGTTCGCTATCGCTGCAGACAGCGGGCAGTCAGGCGCTCAGGAGGAGCAGCTATTTGCACGAGGAGAACCTATGCTACCGGGATCCGCAGGGGCTGAGTGGGTTGTCTACATGTCCGCATGCAAGTGGGCCAACCGTCCGAGCCACTACCTGGAAGCAGACGGATCTCAGATCGATCCTGCCGCGCACCCGAACCTTGTTCTTTGGGGAGGTCGACCCCATTCTTCTGGCTCAGACCAACTCGGAAAGAACCGGGCTATCGCTGGCTGGGACACCTCTGGCGGTTGGATGGGACCGGATCGCCAGCACTGGTTAGCAAATACCCTCACTGCAGGAGCCCGCTACACTGGATCGCCAGCGCTTCAGTACCTGTTAAGGAATCAAGCCCTACTTTTTTTGATGGGTGAAACCGTCGACCCGGCCAAGGCAACATCGTCACCAGGGGCGGCTCGTGCTGTCGGGTATGCCGGCATCATCGCTGTTCACCTTTGGGACAATCTCGAAGATCGCGACATGGCCCTGCATGTCCGACAGCGGTGGCGCGACCGGGTCGAAAAGGTCTATATCCCGGCGTTCACCGACAAGCCCGGTGACATCTGGGACCCGAGGAGCGACCCTCGTATCACTGGCGGGCTCACCGGATACCAATATGGACAGCAGAATTATCAGCAGTCTCTCGGTGCCTATGGGCTCGATCTGGGATGCTCGCGACTTGGGCCTGTCGAGGGCTCCCATCTGGCTTTGCGAGCGGCGAAGGCTGTCCTTGCCCATGCTTGGCGCAAGCAGACCGATGGCCGATGGATTCACTGGGACCATACCGGATGGCGGAACGGCGAGATCGTGCCGGCATCTGAGCTGGTGGAGGGCCTCGGGGGTCACCGGACCGGCTGGTACGAACGCACTTGGGCGATTCCCGGCATTGCAGTAATCTTGCTCCATGAACCATATCACGCTGTCGCCCTGGAGATATGGGAGCAGGTGACAGAAGGTGGCGGTGGCTGGATTCCACCTGGGGTGATGTAATGTCCAACGAGATCGAAAGCATCAAACTTGCTATAGAGTTTCTGATCGATGAGATTGCTGAATCGAGTGACAAGAATCGAATCAACCAATGCTTAGACGCAATATATGATCTTCGTTCAATTATGAAGAGATGTATGCCTGTAATCAACTTTGAGCCATCAAAGAAAAGCAGTCCGTGGGTCGTGGAGAAGTATACCCAGGTAGTGGGGGATCCACTTGAATGGACGAAGCCATTCATATACCCGGATACTTTAGAACATCACCTTGGGTCTAAGCCCGGTTCTGCATAGGACACAGATAGGATCGGAACCTAAAACAAAACACAATAGAAAATGCACCAGGGACACACAACCATTACGGAATCAGGAGTGAACTCAGAATAAGATACCAGGGAGACAGTCATGCGGGCAGCAATAATTTGCGCAGTTCTATCTTTTGCTAGCGCCATCCATGCGCAGGCACCACTTAACGCCGTCAGGGTAGGGGTCACGCTTAGAACTCAATCAGGGGGCACGCCGAATCAGCAACGTGTGAGAATCGTCGCCGAGGCAGGCAATACGTTGCCTGATAATGGTCTAGGTCGACGTGCCAGGATAGGAGGCACGACCTATCTGTTCTCAGCCGCTCTAGCTGACCTCCCCGTCCCGACCTACCAGCCGCACGCCGACCTGATGCACTGGTTCTCATTGGTCTGGCTAAGCTCTGTATCCTACAACCTACCTTACGCGGTGGTGGGCCACAATGTGGTATTCGGGTATCCTTCCGCGCTGTGGCTGGCAACTTCAACCTTAGAGTGGCTTGGTCCGTCTCCCTGGGACGATTACTCGATAGTCTCGCCCCCTTCTGGTTGGCAGGCATCTTTCCTTACGGTCCGCATACCACCGACTGCCCTTCTTTTGGGGGCAGTCGTCAGCGTCCAGAGCTACAGGCTAGAACCTGGGATGCATCTCTACGTCAGCGACGAGAACATTTTCGTCATCGGGTAGTTATTGATTGTTTTTTGCACTTCGCCATGTATGCTGTGTCGATGACTGATTCAGAAGAAGACTTTCCGCCACGGGTCCTAAAGGCCGTGGAGACCATCGTCAACACTGTGCCTACCTCCTGCAGGAGCAGGGGTCAGAAGGACAACCTAGCGCGACTCAAGGCCTACATCACAAGCATGGTTCGCGGGCCACGCCGAGGCCGGCACGGGCGCCCGCGAACAAAAATGGAGGACCTGATTGAGCGCCACATGAACAAGATTGCTCCAAAAGGCAAGCACGTCAAGATTGCTCGGATCAAGGTTGCCATCGGTTCCTACCGGCCGCGCGAGGAGTTCGACAAGGCCGTAGACGATATGATCCTAGAGGGCTTGATCACGCGGACTGGAGATCACATCTACATGGGTGGGTAATGATTGAAGCCATTAGCACCTACTGGTCCCTAGCTGTTAGCATCGTCCTACTGTCACTCTGCCTGCTCTGCGAGGTCATCAGAAAGTCCCATATATTTCCGATGAAATTGGATAACTCTATCATCAACATCCAGGGGATCTTCGCTATGCTCTTGATCTTCTCGCTAGGAATCGCGGCCATGCACTATGTTTAGGACCGGATCAGAAGGCGCCAAGAGCGGCGACATTGTCATGGAGAACGGGCGGACAGGAATCTGTGTTGATTCATACGGGACAATGGTTTGGAGGAAGGCCGACGAAGACGACTCGTGGTTCATGAGCCGTGTAGCATATGTGATCGACATCATGGAGATCATCAATTCACGATCCCAAGACGGATCAATTCACCCTAAGAGAAACCATGCTTAAGATATCTATCGAACAAACCTGTGAGCGCGTGCCGTTGTCGACGCTTGGCGTTAAGTCTGTGTTCATTCATCCATCTGAAAAAGGGACCTATGTCAAAATGTCGATCAACTCCTGGGAAGTGATGACCGCCGGTGGAGGTTGTACTAATGACCGATGTGCCGCGTTTGAATTGACTGGGTGTGGCATGTACATGTTTCAAGATACCGATCTAGTCACTCTTGTTGGCCACCTTAGGTGTAAGGCCAGCCTATGATCGAGATATACGACCACGTGAGTGCTGAGGTAATTGCGGACTCCGTCAACGAAAAGTTGTCATCCCGCGTTACTACGTTCCTGTTGCGCTACCCTCGGTTCATCCATCCTCAGATGATGTCGCACCGGATGTGTGCGCGCAATGCTCAGTCATCCCGTGCCGTACCTGTGCAGAGGATGATCCATCAGGTTTTAACAGACCCGGTTGTGCCGATTCACTTCCTTTCGAATCAGCGAGGCATGGTTGCCGGCACGGAGGTCACCAGCCCTGAAACTGCTCGGCGCGAGTGGATCCGAGCGTCTCGATCTGCAGCATCTTCCGCCCAGTCGCTGGTTGATGCTAACGTGCACAAGCAGCATGCTAACCGTATCCTTGAGCCGTTCCTCACGATCTCCGCTGTTTTCACTTTCAATGGTCCTTGGATGGATCATTTCTACGGACTGCGACTGGCACATGACGCGCAGCCCGAGATCCAGAACCTAGCGCAGAAGATGAAGCAGGCGCAGGCTGCCTCTCGCCCAGCCGTAAAGAAGAAGGACGATTGGCACCTTCCGTTCCTGTTGCCGAATGAGTTGTTTCACATTCCTAAGGACGAACAGCCCCGATGCAGCGCGGCAAGATGTGCTCGAGCCAGCTACCTTAACTTTTTCGGTAATCGCGACGCTGAGTCCGACCTGCAGTTGTTCCGTAGGCTAGAGCAGGACAAGCACGCTTCTCCTATGGAACACGTTGTCACACCTGTCGAAGGCAGGTATGGCGTGTTCGATGGATGGCAGTCGGTGCGGTATCACCTGGGGGAGTAGCATGGAATCTTTGCCTGAGCGTTCCCGACTCATAGACGCTCTATTACTTCTATCCATGGTCGTCATTCCGGTGCTAGTCGCTTGGTTTCTGGTGGAAGTAATCGGCAACGGTAAGGGTGACAATAAGTCGAGGTAGCTCAGAGAGGGAGGTCGCTAGGTTCGATTCCTAGCCCTCGACGATTATTCACCCGATCGCATGCGATCGACAATCGGGCATTTCACCCGGAAACTGATCGCCAGTGATCAAGCTAAAGAAGCATTGACCAGGAGGTCGATAGCCTGTAGAATGACACAAATGAACATCATCAGAATGCTCGCCTTCCTCACCCTGGTCGCATTACCCTCTTGCAGGGATGACCAGCCAAAAACCACTTACGTCGTCACTTACTCTGGAGGTTTGCGACCAGACGGGTTTGCTGACGTGGCCACGATCTCAGGTGGCCCTTACTACTCGGCTGGCGCGGAGCTGGTCATCTACTCATCCAGTGACACATCTGGATCGTATTCGGCCGCTTATGGGTCCGAGTTTTTTTACGGGTCAGTCTACTACAACGGCGAAGGCACGTTCATTACTCAGGGTGACGGATCCACTGGAAACTGGAACACTATCGTCTTGAACGGACAAGTGTTGCTCTCCACTCAGTTCGGACAATTTGTCATTTACCTGTAATGGACGACGACGAACCAAACATCTACGCACCTCGTTCGATGTCGAATGCTGACGTCATTGACAGCGCTCTCACGGAGGCTCTAGCTGATGCCCTCGACATGGATGATCTGATGAAAGGCTGGAAGTGCATAGAGGCTCAGTTGGGCTTCTACGGACTCAGGGGATCCGACGCAGAGTCGACGATCTTGAGTGACTACACTGCTGGGGTCGAAGGGATGAATCTGATGAAGGAAGTCCGTAGCCGGTAGTGGATGAGACCAAGGAATGCCTACGGTGCGGCTTCGTAGGAGGTCTCCATATGTTCCATCAGAAGAATAGGGACAGTGGCCTAAGCAGGCATAAGTACTGCAAAAGGTGCCGAAAAGCAGATCGCTTGATCTTCGCCCAAAGAATCAAGGCGAGGAAGAAGAAGGCATTCATACTCGCTAGCCAGAAGTGGATCATCGCTCGGCCTCTCACCCTTGAAGACTTTGTCCCTGGTGAGGACATGAAGAGCATGAGAAAGCGACTAGGAACACCAATACATGAAATAAAGTTTGACGAGTGAGCTGTAAGTAAGTAATGTAAGAGACCATGAAGCTACCGAGTATCTACGACAACTGGTCTGGTTACGCTCCCCCGTCCCCAGGCATCACGCTTCGCGATTACCAGTCCGACGCCATCGAGGCGGTGTGGGACTACATGCGCAACACATCGACTGGCAATCCTCTGATCTCGGCTCCGACAGGATCAGGCAAGTCGATGATTCTTGCCGGCATCTGTCACGAGGCGTGGAAGATGAAACCAGGTACGCGCATCATGATGTTGACGCACGTCAAGGAGCTGATTGAGCAGAATGAAGCGGCGCTCAAGTCATACTGGTCTGACGCTCCTGTCGGTGTTTTTTCTGCTGGTCTAGGCCGCAAGGAGCACGAGGCTCCGATCTTGTTCGCTGGGATCCAGTCTGGTAGTCGGGCGCTTGGCAAGATAGGCGCAGCAGACTTCGTGATTGTCGATGAGGCGCATTTAATTCCAAAGAAAGGTAGCGGACAATACCTATCGGTATTCAAAGCCCTCCGAACGATGCGTCCAAACATGCGCGTAATCGGCCTGACAGCGACACCATTCCGAACCGACAGCGGATACCTTCACAAGGGTGTCGGCAAGCTGTTTGACGAACTCGTCTACGACATTCCGCTGCTAGAACTGATGGATCGTGGCCACCTGTGTCGAGTCACTAGCAAGGCCACGAAGAGCAGGATCAACGTCGAGGGCGTAGCAAAGTCCGGCGGTGACTTCAATAGTGGTCAGCTAGAAGGCGCAGCTATGGATGGAGATAATGTCTCCAGCGCTGTCGACGAGGTGATTTCCAGGGGAGAGAGTCGCAAAGGTTGGTTGTTCTTCGCTTCGGGTCGCAAGCACGCTGAGATGATCGTGGACGAAGTCAAGCGGCGCGGCTACACGTGCTCGTTAGTCATGGGTCACACTCCGAAGGCCGAGCGACGCGACATGATCGCGGACTTCAAGGCCCAGAAAGTCAGGGCCATGGTCTCGGTTGGCGTCCTGACGACTGGATTCGATGCGCCGCACGTTGACCTGATCGCCCTAATGCGTCCAACCATGTCTCCGGGGCTTCACGTTCAGATCGTGGGGCGTGGGCTACGCACTGCTCCAGAAAAATCAAATTGCTTGATTTTAGATTTTGCCGGAAACATTGAGCGCCATGGTCCACTGGACAACATCCGTGTTCGGGAGCCCGGCGAAGGGGACGGCACGCCACCCGTCAAAGAGTGCCCCAAGTGTCAGGAACTGTGCCCTTCCGGCGTGCTTGTCTGTCCAGCATGCGGGCACGAGTTTCCCGACAGGGAAATAGTCAAGCACGAAGCTAGCCCGTCGTATCTTGCGGTTATCAGCGATGATGTTGGCCCAGCGGAAATCCCAGCGGTCAGCGTACAGAACATGAGGACTAGGCGCCATCAGAAGGCCGGCAAGCCTGACTCTCTAAGGATTACTTACACCATCAATATGGTCACCGATGTCAGCGAGTGGCTCTGCTTCAGTCATGGCGACTTTATGCGACGTAAGGCCAGTCAGGCATGGGGCTCGCTCGGCGGCGATATGCCGGCGCCGGAGAGCACGGACGAAGCGATGGACCGACTGTCCGAACTAACACCACCGACACATCTGCGCGTGAATGAGAGCGGATCATTTCCGTCAGTGACCGATCGTCTCTATATCGAGCGCGAAGCCGGAGATGAGACCGAGGACGAGCCGGGTCCATTGGTCCTTGGTGACCTCGAAGACCTGCCGTTTTAGTAGAATGTCATGAGCGATGTTTATGTATATGAGCATGTAGACGGATACTAGGTCACACATGTTGCAGGGCAACGACTGGACCTATATAATAGGAGCGACTTGTTTGTTGTCATCGACAAAGAGCACGCTGGCGAGACGTTCCTGGATGGCACTCCCGGTGAGTGCGCCGACCGCCTACAATTTCTGAGTGAGCAGGGGTTTTACGTTCCGGGCGGCGTGATCGAATCCTTGCGCGAGGAGAGAGCAACCAACGCTTGACAATGGTCCCAGGAGTCGTTAGGGTTTGCACCTCTCCGGTCGTGAGTGTCAATTTTTGACCTCGCCCGTCCCGTACGGTTTTTTCATGGCCGTACGGGAGTTTTCACCCCTATGACTGACCACCCTCAGCTTCTTTCCGCGCTGCAGTATGCGGAGATCGGATGGTCAGTTTTCCCGGTAGGCCCGGATAAGCGCCCTCTGGTTGCCACCGGATTCCACGCGGCGACGACTTGCCCGGACCAGATTAAAGAATGGTGGGGCAAGTGGGGGTCTGCCGGTATCGGTGTAGCCTGTCTCAAGTCGGGCATATTCGTCATTGACCTGGACAGAAACCACGGTAACGCTCGGGACGGCGTGCAAGCGTGGGAGTTCGCCCAGCAGGATTTCGGGGATGATAACCGTGGACTGATGGCTTCTACCCCGTCTGGGGGTAGCCATATCGTCTACATCCACCCTGGGCAGCGGATCACGACCACAAACAACGTGATCAAGGACTCCGGTATCGACTGCCGTGGCGACGGTGGCTACTTCATCGTGCCTAGCCCGTCTGATCCTGGCCGAGAGTGGGCGGAGGGTGACCCGTTCGAGGAGGAGGAGGAGGATGGGACTAGCGCCATTACGCAGGCCCCACAGTGGGTCCTCGATATCGTGGTTGCATGTCGTGGCCCATCTTCGTCGGTCGGCATAGATTCCGGTAAGGCGATGAAGATGAGTGACGGCGAGGTCGCAAGGATAAGGTCTGCCCTATCGGAGATCGATAACCACGACCACGACACGTGGGTAATGGTTGGCATGGCTCTCAAGAGCACGTTCGCCAAGTCCCAAGCTTACTCACTTTGGTCGGAGTGGTCATCGCACAACTATGGAGCGTTCGACGAACGTGAGTGCAGGCTACGCTGGCAATCGTTCCGAGAGCTTCGTCTTGACGGGTCTGAGGTAACCCTTGGGTCGATGTTCCATCGCGCCAAAGAGAGCGGTTGGATCGATGCTTCTGGCCTTCCTGATGAGCCTTACCAGCCGTCTGAAGATGCATCCAAGCTGTTCGAACATATCGAGAAAGGTAAGGAGAAGTTCCCGTCCGAACTGCTCAACGTGCCGGGACTGATCGGTGATCTGACCCACTACATTGGCCACGTAAACGATGATTTCCCGCAGCCGGCGCTAGGTTTTGGCGCTGCTATGGCCATCGTGAACGGTTTGATGGGTTCAATCGTCCGAACTGGCGACGGTCGCTTCAACCACCTGTATATCGTCGGGCTCGGTGAGTCTGGTTGCGGCAAGGACGCCAGCAAGAACGCTGTTTCGTCCCTTCTCACCGAGATCGGTTGCGGCGGTATCGTATGCTCAAGCGACTGGACATCCGACGCTGCACTGAGGAGAGAGCTATCCAACCAGGACACAGACACCTACACAAGGTTCGGTCGAGTGGCTGCGATCGATGAGTTTGGCGACTGGCTCAGTGTAGCCAATGATGGCGCCAACACAAACAAGCGGCAGATGCGCTCGCTGTTCATGGAAGTCTGGGGTTCGTCGACCGACAAGGTGATTAGCGGTGTCGCGTATGCAGACCCTAAGTCCCGACCGTCCGTAAGTCTCACGGCCCCCTGCCTGACCATCTATGGAGTCAGCACGCCGAATAAGGTCTACGAGTCGCTAGGCGCTAGGTCGAATATAGACGGATTGACAAATCGCCTACTGTTCATCCGAGTCGACAACGACATACCTGACAGCGTGTCGGAAGAAAAGAGATCCATGGGCAAAAGTCGTGGGGCCATTATAAATCGCCTAGAGGACGTTGCAAGCTGGTTGAGACCAAAGGGATTTGTAGCTGACTCAGGTGGTAACTGGACACCTATCGTTGCTACGTATAGCAAAGAATCTACTGACCGACTGACCGAGATTAGCGAGGAAGTAAAAGAACTTCGCCGCAAGGAGGCCACGTCAGGATCGCAGTCTGACGGTGCTGGCCTTTGGGTTCGCGCGCCAGAGACAATTCGTCGGGTGGCCACGGTGTTCGCTTGCGGCGAGAAGACTAGTGAGGTCACACTGAGGCATGTCGGAATGGCTGAGCTGTTCGTACGGTGGAGCATAAACCGCACGAAGTCTGAGATGTCGCTAGCGGGAGGCGATAACGACCACGAAGTACTCCAGCGATGCCTGCTCAAGGAGATCGCTAAGCACCCCAGGAAGGGCGCGACTCGTAGCAATCTCGCACGAGCCGTTAGGACTTCGACCGCAAAGCAGCGCTCGGATGCCCTCTCTCACCTGATCGAAGCAGGCGACGTTGAGGAAGTCGTATCGACGGGTGATGGCCGGCCAGCGACGACATACAGATCGCGGAAGAATTAGTTGATTTTTTGGGGATCAGCCTGTAACGTTAGAGCAGGCAAAACCAAACATGAGTAACCTAGCAAGCATCCAAAAGAATCTCGCCAAGCCACCGCGCTTAGTCATCTATGGCGTCCCTGGTGTCGGAAAGACCACCATTGCCGCCGCCGCACCGAAGCCAGTATTCATCCCTATCGAGGACGGTCTGTGCTCGCTCGATGTCGATGCGTTCCCTCAGCCGAAGTCTCTAAGCGAAGTGAGGGAAGATATCGGTTCGTTGATCTCCGAGGATCACGACTACGAAACCCTAGTGATCGACTGCGCCGACGCCATGGAGCCTATGGTGTGGGCAAACGTATGCGAAGCCGACGGCAAGGAGTCGATCGCCGACTTCGGATACGGTAAGGGCTATGACAAGGCTGGCGATATCTGGCGAGACCTTCTTAAGGGTCTCGACATCTTGCGTGACAAAGGAATGATGATCATTATGATCGCGCACTCTACCGTGGTTCGGTTCGAATCACCGGACTCCGACGGCTACGACAGATGGGATCTGAGACTCCACAAGCGAGCCAAGGCCCTACTGTGTGACTGGGCCGACGCCATCCTGTTCGCGAACCACGAAACCAACGTTGTGTCGACAAACAACAGCGAGCGTAAGCGTGGCATCAGCACCGGTAAGCGCGTGCTTCACACCGTAGAGAAGGCCGCTTGGACTGCGAAGAATCGGTACAACCTGCCGCCAACCATCCCGCTATCGTGGTCAGAATTAGAGACTGGACTGCGAGCGTAGTTGTTGACATCACACACGTGAGCCTGTAGTCTGGGCTCGCAGAACCATTTCAAAGACAGTAAAGGAAAACACGATATGACAAACATGTTTGGATTCGACCTCACCGATGAGGCTATTGCGACTGTAGAGACGGGAGGTGGTGACTTCACCCCACTGCCCGCAGGCTGGTATGACACCAAGATCGACCGAGCTGAGATGAAGGACACGAAGGCCGGTGACAAGATGCTAAGTGTCACCTTCATGGTCCAATCTGGTCAGCACATCAACCGCCTCATCTTTGCGAGCTTCGTTTACGGTAGCGCCAACGACACTGCCCGCAACATCGCCAAGAAGCACATGTCTCGCATCGCCATTGTGTCGGGACGAAACCCCCAGAACGCCGAAGACTTTCTTGGCGCACACGTTGGCGTTAAGGTTATCGAGAAGCCTGCAAAGGGAGACTACCCTGCAGGTAATGATGTCCGTGACATCGGACCCGTCCCAACGGAGAATGACACTCCTGCCCCTGTGACACAATCCGTCGGTCAGAAGAAGCCTTTGCCCTGGTAGTCTAAGGACCAGCCGCCGCTATCCTAGCGGTCCTTTACGGGGAGCGATTCTTTGGTATGTCGCTCCCCGTTTTTTTACGAACACAATGAGATTATGGCAAAAGTAAAGCTCAAGGAAAAGTCTAAGGTCAGTCTAAAAGACAAGCTCGCACAGGCATCTGAGTCTGTCATGATCGAAGTATTCGCTGCTCGAAAGGCCGGGGAAGGTGATTTCCGCAGGGACCATCTAGGTGCGAGTGGGGCAGGCCATAGTTGCGATCGTAAGATATGGCTAGACTTTAGATGGGCTACAGATCCAGATCACGGTCACCAGCTTCTTCGGTTGTTCGATCGCGGACACCTAGAGGAGGACAGGTTTGTAAAAGAGCTTCGCGCTGCCGGCGTTACCGTGAACGATGTCGACCCAGACACGAAAGAGCAGTTCCGTGTTCGATGGGGGCACGTTGGAGGGTCTTTAGACGGCATTGCTATCTTCCCAGGACTATTTGAGGGTCAGGAAGTACTGCTGGAGTTCAAGACGCACTCAAAGAAGTCCTTTGCCCGCGTCAAGAGCAAGGGTGTTAGGTCCGGCAAGCGTGAGCACTGGATCCAGATGCAAATCTACATGCTCGGCACTGGTCTCAAATATGCCTTCTACATGGCTGTCGAGAAGGATACCGACGAGCTGCACTGCGAGTTCCTAGCCTTTGACGAGGTGAAGGCTCAGGCAGCACTAGACCGGGTAAAAGGTATCTCAGTCCTAGCCTCGGCCCCAGACCGAATGGACCGAAGTTTTGCGCCCTGCCTCTATAGGTCCAAGGAGGGTGTTGAATATCCTTGCACGCACTTCGATCTTTGCCACAATGAGGATAACGCAGAGATGTCCTGTAGGACGTGCCTAGACTGTTCAGTTGGTGTCGACAGGACGTTCTCTTGTGACCTAAATAAGAAGTTGCTTGATTCTAAGGAGCAGCGGAATGGTTGCCATATGCACATTACGTTGCCGGGTATCACGAACGCAGAGATCGTCAAAGCTGACAAGGATGCGAGAGAAGTAGATTGGAAGTTCCCAAGCGGAAAGTATTTTACGGAGGGGCCAAACTCTCTGCTAAAAACGAAAACAGTCGAGGCGGTATGCGAAAGCCTAAAGGGCCAAGTTGTCAAAATACAAAGCGCAAGTTTATAGGAGGAAAGAAAAGCATCGAGTGTAGAAACTGCGGCACGATTACGCCAATGGGCGTAAATAATCAGCTCAGAACGACATGCTCGACTTCTTGCCTAAAGGCCCTTGCCTACCGTAACGCGAATATGGTAGTGGACACATTCAGAATGCCTATCTGGGACGTGGAGAAGTATTTCGTCCTAATGGACAGGGCTGATACTGAGATTGAATGCGACGCCGCTTCTACCAGGGCAGAAGCGAGGCTTCTTCTTGGTCCAGGGTTGTGAAGGGATAGAATAGGCCTTAGCATTTGATCCATGGACGGATCCGCTATGTATTTGACGATCATCGTTTTTTTCAACACGATCGTAGCTATCTGGCTTGCGCTACGGGCGATGGACTCGGCTAGGGATAATTGCTCCAAGAACAATGAGTGCATGAAACTTATTCATCAGCTTTCCTATCTACACCAATCAAGCGCAGTTATCCATGAGGCTATAAAGAAACGACAGGCTGACACCGAGATTGCAATCAATGACATCGTATCTCACATAGAGAAAACCAACAGAGTGGTTGGCGCCTTGTCCGGGGGGGCGATGATCGCCATGGGCAAGGATGGGGAGATTAAGAGATTCGATCCGGGAGGCGACGATGATGCCACGACCGTTTAGGTGGCCTAAGGAGAAGCGCCGAGCCACGAAGTGGCGACAACACTGCTCCACGTGTGGAGTCGACTTCGAGGGTCCTCAGATATGGGGCTACTGCTCCAAGAGGTGTGAGGTATCACGTGACGGCAAGGATGATCCTGGTGACTTGCCGGAAGAAGTGATTGAGCAGATGATGGATCTCTGCCTGCAGAAGGAAATTGCCCCACAGCGACTGAAACAAGGGTATAATGACGAGATCGATAAGATGGAGCGTAGCCATGCGCGCAAGACATTTGGCCCCAGCAGGCCAATGCCACGAGGTAGCAAGATTTTTTGGGAGTACATCATGAACATACAATTCATAAAGGTAGAAAAGGCTAGGATCCGCCACAACAAGGAACTACTGCGAACCATACGTCGCTTGTGTGAATCGGAATCCAGCGGTGTCAAAATGGAGGTTGCGTTCCCAGACATGACCGAAAAAGTCGGCCTTAACAGCCATCAGATACGTGAGATCAACACGTCGTCAGCGATAGCTAAGCATATCGGCAGAATGCCGAGCGACCCGAGCCTTCTTTATCATGTTTCACTTTTAAGTGATGACGAAATCGAGAAGGGAGTTCTCAACGAATCGATCTCCCCACATCACCTGGAGTCTCGGTGATCTGCAACGAGGACCAGTTAGTATGTGGGTTCGCCATCGGTCACCCAAAGCCTCAGCCTAGACCGAGGGCTACGAATCGAGGCGGATTCATCCGTATCTATACGCCGTCTAGCGCCGAAGCTTGGAAGACAGCCGTAAGAGATAGCGTACTGGAGATGAGCACAGTAGATGGCCTAAGGATTGGTCCCAGAGGTCCTCTCGGTGGGCCTCTAAGTCTTGAGCTAACCTTCCTACTCAAGAGGCCGGGTAGGCTTATGCGCAAGAAGGATACCGATGGAGTCGTATCACACGTAGCATCACCGGACATCGACAACCTGACCAAGGCCGTCATGGACGCGCTGACCGACTCAGGTAGAGTGTGGTTTGACGACTGCCAAGTTCAGGACCTTCACGTGTACAAGAGGTACGCCCCTAAGCACGGCGCTACAGGGTGCAAGATCAGGATATTTCGTAGCGAAGACCAGTTGACGTTGGTTATCTAGACTGATTTCGATGCTTTCCTGGCTGCATTGCGAGCCTCGCGTTCTGACCCAACGGCTGGGGCACCCCGTCGGATGGTGATGCCAGTGTAGGCCAGGATTGCACCTCCGACAATGTTGATTGCGTAGTCAGCTAACACCTGCCAACCGCTCGACATTGAGGACATGATCGCGTCGCGTGTAACGGTGGTCATAGCGCCATCGCTGACCAGTTTGTCAAGAACGTCTCGCGTAGCCTGCGATGCAGCCGCACAAGACCCCAACAGAGAACATGCTGTCAGAATCGCCGCCAATTTGATCCACTTACTCATAACTAATTACCTCTGCTAACAATGATTGCGACCGTAGCCGGTATGATACCACCGACGAGGCCCCAGATTCCGGCCTTGACTTTGAGCGCGATTACGTCTTCACGAATAGAGTCAAGCTTCTTGTCGATAGAATTGATTGACCTTGCCAACCTGTTTAGTTCGGACATCACTAGAAGCTTATACTCCCTCCAAGATTGTTCTTGCATCTTTTTATCCTACCTAAACTCGATGAAGACGCTTGCCACGCGCGGAGTCGCGGTGCCGTCGCCGCCAATTTGGATGATCGAAATGTAGACGTCATCAGCCTTGGCGCCCGCAGCCAAGTCCATCCATCCAGAGTTTTGCACGCCATAACTCGCGAGGCTGGAAGATACTTCAGACGTCCCAATGTCAAGCCAGCTTGCGACGGTCGACGTGTAGCTGGTCACGTACCTCGCGATCAGACGTGGCGTGTTTGTGCTCGCACTGTTTGTAATCGTGCGGTGGAAGATCCGGCACTGCGAGTAGTTCGCTAGATCGGCAAGCTGGATATTCTGGCTCGCGTTTAGCAGGAACTGTGCGGTTGACGGATGTGTTCCTAGCTGCGCCGTGCCGGTTGCATAGGCATGGAACGGGCATCGCAACACGGGCTTGAGCATCGCGCGCAACTGCGTCATCGTGACATCTTCGGGAACCCCGCTACCGGTAGACGTGCGACCTTTGACGGTCGCGTTGGCCATGTTCGCAAGGTTCGAGTTCGCGATGCTGTTCAGCAATGCGATCGTGCCGAGACCAAGCGTCGTTCGCATCGCACTTGCACTCGCATCATCAAGCAGTTCGCGCGCCGCCGAAGTCAGAGCAGTCGTCCGCCACGTACTATCTGACAGCCCATAGATCATCTCGTCGGTTGCGATGGTGACGAGTGCCAGTGCAGTAAGATTAGCGTTTGATGTCTGTCCGCCCAGAGTCGATAGAGCGGAAGAGGCTGTAGTATCTCCTACGAGCGTCTGAAAGAAAGGCGACATGGTCACCTTGGTGTAGGCGTCAGTGCCCGATCCGACCAGTATGCTATTGGTCCCCATGGACACGCTAGCTATCGATGTTAGTCCTGGGTGATTAGGCTGTGCGTTGAGCGTTATCAGTGCTGCGGCACCCGTGGTGTCGTCTAGCAATGTCCTCATGAACACCGTTAGGGCGGTCTCAGCCCAAGTATCCGGCGCCGTGGTATAGGCAATCCTGTCACCAGTCGTTCCCAGTGCTGATATCGATGTAAGATTCGCGTCCAGAGACACGGTGCCGTTCTCATTAACGGATATCTCTCCGTATGCAGTATTTTCTAGCGGCCTGATTGCGAATGAGTTGATCTCCCTAGTGGACCCGCTGTCACCCGGTAGCAGCTTTGCGCGATTGTCCTCTACGACCCTGGCTACACGTATGTTCTTCGCGTAGGCAACAGATGGGTTGGCTTCGGCAACGCCCAGTAGTCCGGTCACAGCAGCAATAGCTTCACGTGTTTGAGTTGCAACTACAGATGCAGTTGCAAGTAGACCTACAGGTTGGGCAATGTTGTTGCCGGCGGAACCAGATACAACAGCAAGCAGCCCCGTAGCCACAACCGTTACAGTGAAGGTCTGGTTGCTGATGCCAGAAGCTACGCCGATCAGGCCGGTGGCGTTTGATATGACCTGTTCGCCAACACCTGCAGCAACACCGATCAAGCCGATTGCTGCGCCGGTCGCCATGGACTATGCTTCCGGTTGAGTGTAAGTGAACGACGACACACTTACTGGCAGACTGATGACGATCGTAGCGTTGGCATCCGACGAAGTAATGAGGATCTCAGCAACTCCGCCGGTGGATCCGGCCACGGTGTATTGTCCTACAACATTATCGTCCCTGCTGAAGCTTCTTGCGAAGGTAGCCACCCCACCAGCGTTGGCTGATGCGTCGTCTGCGATGGCGCTTGCCGTCGCCATGGCTCCGGGTGACTGGTCCGATGCACCTCCGAAGGCTGGATCGCTAAACAGGCATTCCGCCAGCAAAGTGTTACCGCTGAGCGCCGTATCTGGGTTGATCGGTGGAGTCCCGCTGTAGAATCGTAGGATACCTTTTAGGTTTGCAGTACCTACATCGATTGGGTCAACAGCAGCATTACACTGCACGATAGCGATTGCGTTTGTAACCTGAGCCATGATTTTTTTGAGTCGTTTTTGACTAGGTCCAGCTAGTCAGATAGTTGAGCACGTTGGTACCGTCATGGACACGCATCCCCTTAATGGGGGTAATCAGAGACCACCCTTCGGCAGCGGTAGGGTTGTCGCTAAGGGCGATCGCGATATCATCGGTAGATGCGTTCGGCCAGACTGTGGCCGTCCATGTAGCAGACCCCACCAGGAACATGTCACCTCGGTCTGCGGTCGGGACAGTAGTCTGACGAGCTGATACCTTGAGAACCGGGGCCAGGAGGCGAGCGACAACCAGGTTACGGTTGTTTTGGTTCAGGTATGCGGACGGATCTCCCTGTAGTAGTTCAGGGAGTCCTAGAGCTGGATCGGCCATTCAGGGAATAGTATTCTATGGGATGGAATGGTGCGCTAACCCCTACGATGGGACTGTGACGAATGCTTCGTCGAATCTAGGATAGCATCTAGGTCCTCTACCTGAAGGTGACACGGCAAAACACATCATAGATATCTCGCTTCCGCGAACGAATCCGTCAGACAGTTGTTCAGATCGTGTATAGACGATCTCCCGATCTATCATCACTGTGGATCCAGTGTTCTGACTGCCGACGTTCCAGACTGCAAAAGACTTGTCTATGATGTCTTTGTCTAGCGCTAGCCCGGTCAGCGTGCTGTCGATGTCAGTAACCTGGAATGCGTAGACCTCATACTGCTCGTTGTAGGTCGAGGGCAGAGGATCGAGCCCGAATATTGGCGTAGGGGCAGTCGGTGGTCGTCCCCATTTGAACAGTATGGCTTCTGGCGAAACTGCATCGGTAGCGGCGATGAGTGTTAGGCTGTACCCATCAATCAGTGGCGCTCCAGGGAGCGCTCTTGTGCCTCTTGTGACGACGGTCTGAGTCGGAGCCAGGGAAAGGGTGCTCCCTGGGACAACGGCCCTCAAGAAGCGTGATGAGGCCGTGCCAGCGTGTCCTGCCGCAGGGCTAAAGTGACCGATCCCTGGATTGTCGTCCCTAGGAAGGTGGACAACTTCGTCTCCGACAGCATGGCGTCCGGCTGCATACCTGGTTCCCCGCAGGCCGCGAATAATGCCCTGCAGGATGGTTATAGGCGCCGCGTCAAGGACTGTCGTGGCCCCAATGACCTCGCCGTTCACGAGGAAGTTGTTATGTCCCTCGACCACCTGTCGGACGGTCACTGTTCCGCTGTTAGCTGGTGGCCAATCAACACCGCTGATAACTATGGTGAGACCGTAGTCAACCCATGACTCAACAGTGCTACTGGTCTCCCACCTCGGAAGGTGAGAGAAAGTGGTTTGCAGTGTCGAGATAGAGTCGATAGTGAAGTTTCTGGCGCTTCCGAAAATCTGGCCCAGCTCGGTCCAGTCTGAGACTCCATCTTCGGACTCGTAAATAGTCGCTCCACCACTGGTAGGGGCCACCAGCGCGATGCCGATCTCTGGCTGGTCCCCCCATGGGCCATTTACGGATGGATCATCGGATGGACGGATAAACGCATTCTGACCGCCACCCTCCTGGTAAGGTGGCAGTTCGAATGTGATGTTGTGCTGGTAAGAAGGAAACGTATGGTCGTGTAGGGTGGAAACGAGTGGCGTAGCTACCGTGAAATCGTAACCGCTAAGAGTTGCCTTGGTGGCCCTGAAAGTCCTGGTGGTGAAGTACTGATACCTAATCTCGACCATGGAAGGATCAATGATTGTAACTCCAGATGTAGTAACAGTAGTAATAAGCCACTGCCCTGATGACGTGTAATCAACATTCGACGTGAAAGTGATTCCATTCGGTAACCCTATGAGTAAGCCATCGCCGTCATCGACCAGCCTCACAGACAGTATCTCTTCTGCGTAGTTACCGCCAGAGAACGTTCCGGTCACCTTTAGAAGCCTTAGATTGACAGATACGCTCCCTGGGATCACGTCACCTTTACTATCCGACAGACCTATCAGCGTTTCTGTAGATGTGCTTGGAGCAGTCGCAGCGTCGTTGTTACTACCTGTTGATATTACAGTTCCAGGAAGAACATCCATTCGAGATGGGGGCAGTACTGTGCTGCTCGTAGAGGACTCAGTCCTAGACTTGTTGAGTAGCTGCTGCGCCCTGGTTTTTGCATAACCGTTGGTCATCACTAGAGGTCGCAAGTTATACTCGATAGTGTCTCGTTCTCCTGATTTTAACGACCCTGGAGATCGTATCCCGGCTGCTCTAGCCTCCTCGTTTCCTGATCCTACCGCTAGGTATTTTACGACTACACGTTGAGGAAGGTCATCTGAGTCTATCTGGGATATTTGCAGACCCTTCATGAGTCCTTCTGAGCCACCATACTCTCTAGCGTTGAGTTTCGTAGGCGGGACATCAATTATCGGCAGCTCAGAGTCTTGCAACATAGCAAGCTTGCCAGCTCGTTCCTGCATGGAGAACCCGTATGCTACCGCAAGAGGTTGGATGGCTTGCTTAGTAGGAGTTCCCCCTGCAACTGAGTATCCGTATGAGGGGAGAGATGTCGAGAAACCAGGTAGGACGGACCCGAATGGGGCCGACTCCTCGATCATACTGGTGACTATGTCTCCTACGCTACGGTATTCTGACTCCCTAACCTTGAACGATGCCTGTGGGATTGCATTCCCAAACTGGTATAGATTCAAGTCTGTGAAAGAAACGTGAGCTAGACCCCTGTAGGATATACCTTCAGAGTTTGTTATTGGTTGCTGAGTCGAGGATCCGTTGTTAAACTCAGATGACTGTGGACCGATGTTTGGGCCAGTGAGTGATGTCCTATACGTAAAGTTCCCCTGCCGGATAGGCAAGATACAGAAACCAACGTCGCCAAGTCCACCTCTTTCGCTCGGGGATGCTCCTCCTCGTCGTAGAGGGGTAGCACTTAGCCCATATGGGTCACCTGATGTCACTATAACACCAGCAAGTGATGTATCAGTCACTGGTGCCCCGCTTACTGAAAGGTCGGCCAGAGACCCAGCATTCACGTTTGAGGGCAGTGTCGGTACGGACGCTAGTGGGTCTATCTTGTATGGGTTGAACTGACCGTTACCGGGATACAGCTTTGTCCCGACAGTCGCAGAGCCACCTGTGGCAAGCTCGTCAATTATCGACTGCATCTCGTCCTGATAGCACCTAAACTCAAGGACGTATCTCTTACCAGGGTTAGTATATGTATTGTTAAAACGAGGAGACTGGATTAAGAGGTCACCACCGGAACCTGGTGGCATATCTAGCACTCTGTCCAGTCTAGCAGTTATGCTTTGCAATGACCTGAGTCCTGCTACGTTGCAGAACCCTTGAAGCTCGTAGTTATTTCCTTGCCTAAGCCTGCCCCTGCCCATTTTTGTGAATGGCCTACTGAGAACGGCATCAAACCTATTAAGGTTAATGTTTACGGGGATCTCCTGGTAGCCACCGTGGGATCCGCACACCTCTATGCTGAACAGTATCTCTGGCCTCGGACCGCTAGAGCCGAATGGGGTAGCATATATCTCATAGTCCGTTAAGGTAGTAATAACAGAAGATATACCGTTTCTCTTGAAATTAAAAGTGCTTATTCCTGGCAGATATAACGGAAACGGATTATTGAAAGAGACGGTATACCCACACACACATTCGTCTACACGCTTTATAACTACAGGATCAATCTCTGTGTCTTCCCTCAGGATTCCTCCAGGTAGGCCATAAACATTCTGTCCGGCCAGGGGGAGTAGCTCCATGTAGTCTACGAATGCAGCATTCTGATCCTTGCCAAGGAATAATACCGCGTAGATGCCTTCACGCAACCCGCCGCCGCCGACAGACGACTGAAACCTCTGGTCTCCCTCACCTACATTAAACAACTCTACCACGTCGCCTGCGTCAAAGTGGTCTGACATCAATTCGGTCACACCGAATGATGGGTTTATCTCAACTCTTAGGATGTTCTTCCTCGGCTCGTTACCCCAAGCCAGGACGGTGGGAAGGTCCCAGTTATCGGCCCTTGTCCCGTAGTACTCTGAGTAGTACGAGCTAGCCATAGCGATTCTAGGGTCCGAGAAAACCGAACCTGAAACGGATCTCTCCCCGTAGAACACGGATCGGTTAGACATTGCCGAGACGATGTTCATGATCGGTCCATCGCACACGGCTATACCGATATCAGCGAACCTCTCGGACACAGAACTTAGAGCTGTGGCACCTTTCCCGCTACCTCCTCCAGACGTTGTGGTGAGGACTTTTTGGTTCTTGATCCATAGAAAGTGACCAGGGACATATGCCTCTCGCCCATACACCCTATACCTAGGTTCACCAGGGTTCGTTGTTGGTAGCTTTAGATTCCCTACCCTATTCTGGTCTTTTGTTCCTGACTCCTCACCGAACAGGGCGGGGATTATGTACGGCTGATCGATATATGCGTAGGCAGCAGTGGCAGCCACAGCAGAAGCGATGTTGATAGCCACGGTAGCAGATGGGTAGGCTGCGGTAAGGTATGCGCTTGTTCCAGATATGACCAGGGATGCCATTTACAAGACCCCATGGAGCTTCATTGTCATAGCACATCTTGACTCAAGCCAAGCAAAGCTTTCAGCAACAACCCTGTGTTTCGATGCGTCCATGTGAATCACACGATCGTATGTAGAGATGATGCCCATGTGGCTAACACCTACTGAGCCGTCCGCCTTCATGAGGAACACGGTTCCTGGCGATCTTTCTACAGGTGATCCTATAGTTCCATTCCTAGCGCAGAAATCCTCTATGAGGCCGTCCGGTACGCACCTAACATCATAGTTGCTACAGTCCTCTATTTCGAGGCCTGCGTTCCTAGCTGAGCACACGACAAGTCCAGAGCAGTCGTAACCGATGGGGCCTCTACCATTTCTCTGCCACCTACTACCGATAAGGGTCTCTGCCTGCTTGGCTATCTCAGCTCCAAGAATCATGGACTGGTGAACGCTTCCGAATCGACCTGCTCGGGTGACTCGTAAAGTGATGATGTGTTTGGCATGTTGAATTGACCACCGAAGTTTATCAGGTTGTCGAAGGTGACAGTGCATGTAGCCTTGGTTCCGTCACAACCTCCACTTACCTTGACGGTGTCCCCTACAACCATATTGAATGGTGCCCCGTGGGATAGGACTACCGACATCGTGTTTCCGATCCTGTTAGCGAACCCTATCTCCCTAGTTACGCCAGCGTTTGCTCCATCCTTGAACTCTACGTTGCCAAAGCTCCACGTAGGGTCCAGACCAGTGGCCGTAACCAGTGGTAGGCCTGATGCCTGATATATCGTGAATGCGACTGTGTCCCTAGTGCTCGATACGATCAACCCACTTGGTGTGTTAGTCGGAACGCTCAATATCGTCCCTGTAAACGATACGATCTCTGCTCCGCACTCCAATGAACCGAGAACCTTGTCGCAATCCTTCTCGTATCGACGACCAATCGGGATGGTTAGAAACTTCTCGACACCTACGACCTCCGCCTTGAACATACCGTTGAAGGAAATGACTTGCTTGATCCACCATTTGTGGTGCCGGAACCAAACCCATGGCCGTTCCAGATCGATAACCCAGTGATCGATATTTGCTTTGTCGTACTTTCCGGCGTATAGGTCGGTCACCAGTATGTTCTTGTGGTCTAAAATCCCCGAGACCTCGAAGTCCGACTCCGCTGCAGCCTCGCCTTGCTCAAGGTCGGACGATGACGGGCCGGATGCAAGAAACCACTCCCCCTGGAAGTATACGTCCTTGTCCGTGGTCGCCAGACGAATGGTCTTACCGTCCTTTCGAGCTATCTTCCATAGGGATGCCAGTCGGAACGTGACACGAGGCCTCAGTCGCTCTATCTGAGCTTCCCCGAGAAAGTGGTTCCCTCTGAGCGCCATTAGAAACTCACCGTCTCTGGTAGGGCGGGGAGGGTTGTCGCGGTCCCATTCTTACCCCACCTGAATCCTGGCGTTACCGACCATGTTATTGGAGTTTCCCCCTGCGACGCCGCAAGCCATCCTCCGTATGAAGAGAAGGAACCACCAGTTACTCCCCCCCCCCAGTTAGCACCGTTGAATGCGAGAGCGCCGCCTGATAGCCCCCCATCTACTATACCGCCTTCAGAGCCGTTATAGCCACCTACCACTCCTGGGTCCCCTGACCCACCTACACTGCCTACTAACGCCCCTCCTGACGTCATGTTCCCGCCGTTGCCTCCTCCGCCACCATACTGGAGTGCGTTAGTTGGTCCTCCACCTCCCCCAGCAGTTATCCTAGAGGTATCGTCAGCGATGACTAGCAATGGAATGAAGGCAGCCAGAGCACCTCCGCCGTCACCGGGAGCGACCTCCACCCCGCCAGCAGCAGTGGACCCTCCGAAGCCTCCGAAACCTGATACTGTAGAATTGATCAGCTCCAGGTGAACGCTGCAGTTTAGTCCCCATCCTATACCTGTGCTGAACGCAAATGCATTCTTGGACGAAGAGCCTATAGTCATATTGTGGCATCGAAGCACTATTCTGTATCCGTCCGTGCCATTGTAACCGTTCGATGAAGCAATATTTGCAGCGACCAGGTTTGCCACATCCTGATACAAGTCGATCACGATACCGGATGTCGGGTACGATCCGTCGTTAGTGGGCTTGGTGTACTCGGCCGTCTTGTCAGGTGACCCGGACATGTAGGGGCCACTGATCACCCAGTTTGACCCATCGTATACCATGGTTATCATCTCTCCCTGCCCCGGTATGCTTGGGTCGATCAGCAAGTTACTCGTGTCTGGGCGGGTGATGTTGGTCCCTCCATAGTCCTGGATCTGCAGTTTGGCCTTAGTCGTCGAGTTTGTGTTGATCAGCACCACTAACTCATCGCCGTCTCCGGCCTCAGACACCATCCCAGAGCTACTGGTAAACACCATGGCTTCTCCGGTTGGCCCCTGAGGAACGAACGATGCTATGACCCTATCGCTGTTGTTTCCTGGTGATGGGAACCCCGAGACCGTAACGGTCATTCCAATCTCGAAGCCAGATGACTGGAAGTCTGACGAGTAGTTCAGGAGTGCTCCATTAACATGGCATGTCATCGCAGTCGGGCCTACTGCGATCCCCGAATACATATTGTTGTAAACGAAGATATTGTACTCTGCGCCAACAGTAACACGTGCCTCGTCTGGAAGCTTTAGGTACACGAATCCAGCCGTGGTATCGTCAGTAGGTGTTATCTCTACATTCCTGGCCATTGGGTCACCCCATGACACAGCAGATGAAACGCTATCGACGATTCCCTTGTTGGCCCATCCTCCGAAGTGTCCTAGCTCTATTAGTGAGTCTGCCATTCTACACCTTGTTGTATTTCACTACAGCAGGAACTCTAGCACCGGCTTCGTTTTCCCTGATGTAGACTACCGCTGCCTCAGTGGTATCTATAGTGGAGATGGTGTCTCCTGACGAGTCCTTGAGAGTGATAACGCCGGACGAAGTTCCATCGTTGATGATTCGGAAGTGAGGCCCTCCAAGGGGGTAGTACCCAGTCGATGGGAGGTATGCGGTGGTCACCGTGGATCCGGTGTATCTGTACCAGTGGGACTCCAGGGAGTCCAGGCTCTTGGTGGACGCAGACCAATCTACAAAACCATACTCAGTAGAGCCGGGAATCACTGGAACCTCCTCATCATAGGGAAGCGATACGATGCCGTATGATGCGGAGTCACCTTGGAACGAGTCAGCCGTCATGTCAAAGGCGATGTCGGTGTCCTCTGAGAACCTGACGGGCGTAGTGAAGTAGCAACCGGCGATAATCTGGTATGTTTCCGCTGGAGCAGTGGCGAAGATTATCTTGCCTGCCGCAGATATGGCGTAGTCAGTCCCGAACACTTGGAGGACTCCGTTGACCCACACGACCGGGTTGATCGAGTCCCCCGTGGACACACCGGGAAACAGCGCAGCCATCGCCGCCGTCGCAGTGCCTGTGATCGGGATGATCCTCCTGGCGTAGTCCCTGCTGGTCTGCCCACCAGGGTCGACGTAGGTCTTACGCATCGTGAACGTGGTGGTCGTGCCGTCGCCGTACCCTACGACTTCGTCGAGCTGCGATGGGGCTCCTGTACCGTCCGACCCAGTGGAGAAGTCCACTGGGTCAACAAACAGGAACCCGTACAGCGCACCGCGCCTCGCCAGGAAGAAGTCCCTCAGGCCATTCACGTCAGCCAGGGCGCCCACGTTCTCCCTCTCGGCAGACCAGGACCAGATAGGCTCAGCCAGGATCTGGACGCGCTCTTCCCCGCCACCGTCAGTCTGCACTACTCGGGTCCCGAATCCAGGTCCACCAGTGAAGCCGTACGAGTAGATCGGATCGAGAATTACGTTGTCCCAAGATACTGTCATTACTTCTTCGGCCTCATGCCCATCCTGTTCTTCTTGGATTCACTGGAGGCGATCAACGCGCCGACAGTCTGTCCGATAGTTCGCTTGGCTGCTTTTGCGTCGGCGGAGTTGCGAATACCTGGGAACGACAGGTTGTAGGTCCCGCCACTAGCCCCCACAGCGTTGATCGACAATTGACCCCTGGCGTTCTTGGTCAAGGGAAATACGCCCTCAGGAGTGGATCCACCGCCCTCCGAGACGGAGAAGTTCTTACCCCCGCGTCGCAAGACGGTCGGACTGGAAATGATACGCCCCTGTTGGGCTGGGATGAGTCCCCCCATCTGATTGCCTGTCGCCCCTCCGCCGAAAGACCCTAACCATGACATGAGGTTTGGGATCAGGCTGCTGATTCCGCTTTCTGTCGTGGCGGATTCCTCTACCGGCTTCGGGCCAGCCGCAAACGAGAACAGAGAGGCGAAGCCCTTGGCTGCTTGTATCCGGATAATCTGGGCGATGATAGTCTTTGCCATATCTCCAAAAGCTTCCTTGGCTGACTTTGAATTGTTCGCCAAAGAAAGCAAGGCCTGCGAGAAACTGTTACCAAACTGTAAACCTATACGCTCAAGAGTTTGCCTCCTGTCATTGAACTCATCGATAAGTATTCTGAACTTCTCAGATCGAAGGTCCGATGCGGCCTCTTCGGCCTGTACGATACTTACGCTGTCAGCGGCGTCTAGCCCGAATCTGCGAGACTCCTCCTCGTTAAAACCAGCATTGCGAGCATCGTTGAACTTTGAGATTGCGGCTTCTGCTTGCTCACGAAGGTCGTCACCAAAACCGTCTGTGACCTTCTTTAGGTCCGTGGCAAGGCTGAACTTTGCCATCTTCTTGCGGATAGCTAGCTGATCCATCAGCTCTTTCTTTACCTTCTTCTCAGCAGCGATCTTCGCAGCATCACCCTTCCTTCCCTGGGCTCTGGATTCTGTATCGAGATCCCTGGCGATCTTCTTTAGGGTTCTAGCTTTTTCTAGTGATGCAATTTCATCGACCTTCAAGTCGGATATCTTTCGAGTCAGGTTTGCAAGATCAGGATCCTGATCGAAGTCGGCACCCCGTATCTCGGCGAGCTGGACATTCACGTCACCGATAAGCTTTTTGAGTTCTTCTGGCGTAGGAGTACCGACCTTAAGGACGAACGACTTAGTCTGGTCCGCCACGGCTTCTTTGAACTGACGCCGGAAATCCCTAAGCTTGATGGTGGCCTTCTCGATCTCTAGGTCGATGCCCAGGGACTTTGCCGCTTCCGATTTTGGTTTGACTTCTTCTCCTGATATCCTATTCTTATCGCGGCTCTTCTTTAGGTTTGATTCGGCTAGTGCCAGCGCGTCCTCCGCCTGCTTGACGAGCTGTACCTCAAACTCTCTAGGAACGTTGAACTTAGGAATGCTTTCCAGCCTCTCAATTTCTTTCAACGCATCGGCATAGCGCTTCCTGCCAGCTCCATTCGCACCACTTAAAGATTTCCCAATACCCTTAGATGCTGTATCCCTTGCCTGTTTGATTAGTGTAGCGACCCTCTTTGCAGCCTCTCTAGCGTTGTCGATTATGACCTTCTGCTCTGAGGTCATAAACCTACGTAGGTTATTTATTAGATCCGCTGAGAGAGACTTGGTTTTATCCCTCTCATCCTTGAACCTGCTTACTAGAGATTCTAGGCCTTGCCTTCCGGTTTCTATATCAGACCCTTGCAGTAAGTTAGACTTTTCAGGCCCGAGACGCTCATGCCCTCTCCTTGTAACTGAGAAGGCGCGCGTCTCAACAGCTTCTGCTACCCTAGCTCCAATTGTTTGTGCAGAATCAGCCTCACGCTTCGCCTCCTTTTGCCTCTCAGCTCTCTCTCTCTCCTTCTCACTGAGTTTATCAAGAGCGAAAATAGCTGCAGTGATACCAATAGTGATAAGTCCCCAAGGGGAGGACCTGCTGACCGCACCTTGAGCTGTGGCCACACCCATCATTGCGCGCTTTATTCCTAGTAGAGTTCCGAGTGCGCTAGCGCCCACTGAGATGATGGCCCTGAGTGCCAGTGCTGCACCGATACCCTTCATTACGGACGCAAACGCCTTGGCTGATGTGGATGCTTTCCCCATGGCGCCATCCACACCACCTAGGATTCTAACCGCGTCGGCTAACGACCGGAAGAACCCCTTCATTGCTCCAGTAGCACCACCGTCACCCACGACAAGTAGCATCTCTTGGTAGGCAGCAGACACATCCTTGATAGAGCCGGACAGCGTCTCGTTCTGAATGGCGGCTTTGCTGCCAAGCTCATCTGAGGCGAGAGCCTCCCTAGTCTTGCCGACGATTGCTTCGATGTCCTCTACATCGTTAGATAGAGTCGCAAGGTTCGCAAGGAAATCCTTGCCAACTAATGTGTTTAGAACATCGACCTGCTGGGTATCAGACAAGTTGAGGAGGGCACCTCTAAGCCTCTTCAGCATGCCGATGAGGTCACCCTCTTTAGCTGTCAGGTCTTCGGCAGAAAGTCCTAGAACGTCAAGAGCGTTCTTGCCTTTCTCTGTTTTCACATTGACGACTAGTGATGTGAGGATCGTCTTCAACGAACGACCAGTACGAGAAGCTTGGACACCAGCCGTCTGCAATACACCCAAGGCTGCCGTAGCCTGAGTCATGTCAATGTTGAATGACGCGGCAGCCTGACCAGCTTGCGAGAGTGCTGATCCGAGCGATGCTACCGTGGACTTCGTCCGGTCTGCAACAGCTACAAGGATACCAGCCGCCTCAGCAGCACCGAGTCCCTGCTTGTTAAACTGGGCCATCGACGCGGCCACTAAACCTGCGGCGCTACCCAAGTCAAGCACGCCGGCAGCGGCAAGGTCTGCAACGCTCTTAAGGGACTTTGCTGCTACCGAGGCACTCTGGCCTGCACGGCTAAGCTCCAGTAGAGCTGCGATGGCCTCCGTGGGCGTGAACTTTGTAGCCTGCGCTACGCCTACGGATATCCTCTGAAGCTCCTTGAGTTCCTTACCAGTCTTGCCCGTCACAGTGCCTAGGGTGACGATGCCTTGCTCAAGCTTCGCTAAGGTAGACACTGACGCAGTGATGGTCCTGAGGCCGATGAAACCCAAGGCGAGCCGCTTGACACTCTTGGATAGCTTGTCTGTGTTTCCGACAGCTCGGCCGCTTACGTCGCCGAACTTGCCGATCTTTGCCGAGGCCATACCCATGTTCTGGCCCATCGTTGCGACAGACGAACCGGCTTTATCCGCGCTAGAACCGATACGACCGAACCGTCTCGACATCTTCGCAGTCAGGCGCATAAGCTCGTCGGCTGACTTGCCTGCGAGCCCGGTAGCCTGAGCTACGCGAGCGATAGCCTTTGCAAACTCGTCCGCGTTCCGCGAGGCTTCCCTGGTGTCGAGTACAATCTTCAGTCCCATTCGATTACCCTACTGCTCAGATTCCTGCGCCGGCTCCCTGATAACTGAAGACAGCCTTGTATACACCTTTATCATCCAGTCGCGGTCGTCATCGTTCACGCGGTTCATATCGAACCACGCAGACAATGCTTGGGGGGTAATCTCGCCGCCACACAATGATGAGAAGCTCGTGAAGTCAACGAAGATAGACCACTCGGCAGGGTTCATCTTCGGGCGGTCGGTCCATGACGAGTGCATGCGGAGAGGTGGCATGCCTTTACGCTCGCGCGTCTCGTTCATCTTCTCCCGCTGCTCCATCTGTTCAATCACTCTGCCGTTGACCCTCCACCATCGGAGGTACTCACTGACTTTCCCGCGACCACCTCTGGGCGGAACTTGCTCTTCCGCAGGCTGCAAGAACGAATCCAGATGCGAAGATCCTCAAGCTCCGGGTCAGCCAGGGCCGCAGCCATCCGAGCCGGGTCATACTTGGTGTCTGGGTAGTCCTTAAGGTTCCAGTCGGTAATCTGGCCGACTGCAGTGGAGAACGCCTCGGCGTGCTTCTCAGCACCTTCGCTCTCACGCTTATCCTCGCCGCGCTGGTCGACGTAATCGTCGAGAGCCTCGATATAGGCCTTGATCTGCTGAGAGCACATCAGGGGGCGAATGCGGAGCTTATCGCCCGACTCTAGGTTGGTGAACCAGATGCCCTCTTCGGTCTTCTTCGGGTCCGTGCGTAGTGACTTGAATAGCTGGGGTTGCATCCCTCAGATCCTATCTCTGCCGGGGCAATCCATGGCTAACCCATAGAAACGACCCAGCGACAGCTTTCGCTGTTCGCCAGGGCGGTCTAATCGGTTATCTGGAGAAGCGTTCTCCGTCTTGTTAGCTGTACGCTGTCGGGGTGTAGAACCGGAGAATCTCGACCATCTTTGCGTTAGCGACTCCTTCGAAGTCAGTGCCACCTGGCTCAGCCGTGAAGCTCAACCGTTGGACGATAGGAGCGTTCTTGCCAGGGTTCGGTCGCTCGGAAGTGAGTCGGCACTTTGGCAATCGGATAAGCTGACACTTGTCGTCCGAGTCTACGACCGCAATCTCGATCTCATACGCATCGTCGTCCTCCATTGAGGTGTGCAGAAGGTTGTCCTCATAGATGACTTCCATGTCGACAGTCGCACTGGTAGTGCCCTGAATGATAGCAAATGCACCCCTATTGCGAAGAGCCGATACCTCAGATGAGTTGTTCGAGATCGTCAAGTTGAGCGACAAAGGGTCAATGCGCGCGCCGTTGGCTACCCCAATCTTTCGGAGCTTAACGTTCGAGACACCAAGGATAGCGTCTGGTAGTGGATTGGTGTTCGGAGCCACGCTCACGTCCCACGTAGGCATAACGAAACTCGAAAGAGGCGTCTGAGCCACAGTGGTGGCTACTGTAGTACTCTCCTCGCCGGCGTGAAGCACAGAGAACGAGCCTGTCCAGCCAGCTTGCCCAGGAGCGACCGAAAGCTGCATGGAGGTGATAAATCCGCCCCGGAAGATTGCGATGTCGCACGCGCTAGCCAGGTTGACAGTGCTCGACGAGTTATCCCCGGCAAGTGACGAGTCCGAGTAGAACCTGGCAAACCCGAATGAGCGGTCCTGGGTTCCATTTGCCGATACACCGTCTAGCGGCGTAATGGTCATAGCTGTAGTCGTAAGGGTTCCAGATAGACCCGTGTACTGAGCTACCGTTTGAGTCGGGTTCGGAGATTCAAGTGTGACATCCTCTCCAGTGAATACCTGGCGCCAGACACCGTCAAGGTTCGCGTTTCCACTACCGCTAATCTGGACATACTCATCGTCAGCGATCGCTAACGTAGCCACGTCACCCGTGTCAAGAGTCAGAACGTTACCCGCCAGTTCCCATGTTCCCATGTTGTTCGGTACCGAAGCGCCGCTCGCAACAAATCCACTATCGGGTCCCTCCCATCCTGACAACTCGTCGTCACCATCTACGGTGCCGTGGGCAAACAGTAGGCCGGCGAGTAAGTCATCATAGGTCTCCATAGAGTACTGAATCGATATCGATCCTGACCCCGATACCCCCGTAATGACAGATCCTGCAGTCTGCGCATCGCCACGAACCTCATTGGATTCGTCTCGCGAGAAGCTCGCGTTTAGGTCTTCACTGACAAGTCGAGTGACTCGAATGGGATTCGATGCGGAAAGTGTCGGGCAGGTTCCGATGACGGCCTCGACGTAAAAGCCAAGACCTGCATTTTTCTTGATGGTTGCCATTTTTTATGAGATGTCCTGAAAGGTAAATGGCATGCGGACATTTACGTGCCATGTTTCCTCGGTTGTCCTGCCGATGCGTGAGACCTGTGGGGTCTCGAATACTACACCACCACCTTCGATAGAATCGAAAGACTGAATGATCAGTTCAGTATCCAACTGCATAGAGGTAACGCCGGTACCTAGGGGGTAATGTAGGTCGACATTAACTTGTCCAGTTGACTTGGTAGAGTTCATCTCTAGGGAACGCCCCTTGAGTACTGAGAACGAACATATGCAAGCCGGTAGTGCAATAGCTAACCCCGGAGTGCCGTCAAAGAATGTATTGGTCGATATTGTGGACTGAACTCTTGACCCCCATACGGACCTTAGAATCTCATAAGCCTTATCGACGCCTTTCGTGGCCAGTGGTGCAGTTACTGATCCTGACACGTACCTATTATCTGTCCACTGCCACTCGATCACGGCGGTAATGGCCCGCATCGATCCTATGTTGGACCCATACTCAAGTCGGGATTCACTTAGAGAAAAAGTATCGTTAGAGTCCGTCTTGCCACGGAAATTATCCAGCAGGGACTCAACCAGTTCAATATGTTCCTTGACAGGCTGGCTAGTCCCGTCGTCTGGCGTGACAGGTATCAGGATTGTGCCACGGCATTCCCCCTCAACAAGGACATGAGCACTAGAGATTCGATCGCGGGACATCTCGCTGAACCCCCACATGAGAATTGGCGTGGTCGGGTTAGACACACTAGCAGACACTGAGTTATCAAACTCGAACTGGATGTTGTTTGCTGTCGCCCATACGGAGGCAGCCACACGCAGAGAGTTTTCCACGTCAGCGATTGTCACTTGAATGACCCCTGCTTGTACTTGCCTGCGGCGATACGGGAGTTTACGATCTGCAATGCTTCAGACACCATGCCGTTCGGAGCAGTTACATTGAAACCGCTGACGATCAGAACCTTTCCAAGCTTCTCGTGCTTGCGTGACTTGGGAACATGACGAGCTTCACTACCACCAAGCTTGGCATATTCAGGAGTAGCCGGCTCGAACAGTCCGTACTCATACGTCTCAGAGTATGGAACCTGGTTTTCGACGGTGATAACGTCGCTTAACCGGGCACGTCTCAGGTTTCTGACTGCTGTAGCTCGGATCTTGTCAATGTTGGCGCTACCTGGGAGTCGTCCTGATCCATTGACTGTGGCCGTAAAGGCAGACCTTAGATGCCCAAGATTGTACGGAGCCAGGGATGCGGCAACCTCGACGATGTCTGCAACAGCCTCACGAACGATAGGCATGATGATCACATCGCCCACATTCTGAGCCATCTTACGAAGCTCCCTCTCGTATTTGCTAGCGTTACGGGAGTTGACGCCCATTACGTTCCTAGGGCTACAACGTAAGCCACTATGACTGGGTATGACGTCAGATCATCTGGCGCGATGATCTTGTTGACATCAAGGACGCGAAGATATACGCCGCTCTCAACCGCAATCTCGTCGTGAAGCTCAGGAACGTCCGAAATGTCACTGGGAGAAAGCACGACAGAAGTGGACATCGCGGTAAGCGTGGAATGCCCAAAGAACGACTCCATGTCTATGGATCCAGTTACGGCGCCAACGGTCTCCTGTGTAACCGTAGACACGGCAACACTACCAGTGGTCACATTGGCCGTGCGACTGTTGAACTTTACGCTGATCCTGTGACCGAAACCTCCGGTATCGTGGATCAAACCCAACACCGCTAGCTGCATTTCCGTGCCGAATCCCACTAGGACAACACCACGGTATTCAGACCATCATTGTCAATGTAGGGATAGAATAGAGCCTCCGCAGCCAGATAAGCTACAAGAGACGATTCGGTGTCCGAACCCTGATTATTCCACCTGGTGGTTTTACTCATAGGCCCAATCTTACTGGTCTCCTCAGTGATCGACGAAGACCTTTGTACGCCTGTAGGTAGAACAGTAGTACTGTTGATCACGATGTCATGGGCAATCATCGCGATGGCTTGCTGCATTTTGACAGGGATCTCTGCTGATCCGACAGTGCGTCCAGAATCATCGAACAACCCAATTCTAGGCATAGATAAAAACTGGTCCAGGACAGAAATCCTTCCGCGTAGAGAGTCCTGGTATTGACCCTCCATCCACTCCATGGTTGCCTTTCGGAGAGCTGATCCCTTCATGACGTCTGTAGTCGAGACGTTATGCCACATCGATGATGGGTCAGTAATTAGGAGGAACGTGTCGGCAAACGTCACCGAAGCGATGCTGTCCGAGTTGTCGTAACCAGTACCATCCTCGATAACGATGTTTCCTACTCCTGGTGTTCCAGATGTCATGCCTGTTGCTCCAGCCTGCCCGTGCCATCGGAAGCTCCATAGCCTACGGACACGTCAGCGTTGGGGTGCGATGGGATAGACGAAAGAGAGCCGAGTGCTGCGTCGATCATGTAGCCCTTCGTTTGCATGGCGAACAACGTTAGGTGGATACCATTCTCAAGCCTGTACCTACGTGGCCATGGCGGCACAGAGATATTAGGAGTAGGGCTATCTGCACTAACCTCTAGTGACAGGGGCGTCGGGTCTACAAGAACGCAGTTTGCAAGTGTGCTGGACTTAGTCGACTGGAGACCCCTAATCGTGTTAATATCAGCGATTGGCGTATTACCGAACGGAGAGTATTTATGTACCTGCACGATGCACTTGGCAATGTCGGAGTCGGAAGTAGACTCCCGCATATCACACAGGTCCTCGAAGGCGGTCCAGAACTCGTCTAGGTATTGCTTGTAGCTAGATACCTCCAACATGTCGCTCTCGCCCTGGTCCTGCAATAGCCACACTGGCCGTGGTATGTAGCCCTTCTGAATACAGTCCGCAACGAACAGCTTCCACTTGGCTTCCATGGTAGGCCAAAGTGGCGGCGGACCGAATGTGAAGGTGAGTGTCTCTGTCCCGTTCTCGATGAGTCCAGATGCGTCGTCAATCTCGAACGAGTTAGACGTGATGTTACTGGCGATATTGATACCATGAAGAACTGTGTTTCTTCCCATGGCTCCCTGGAATAGGGCACCGCCCGTGATGACGACAGTGTAGTCGGCGCTACCAAACGTGCTGAATGCTCCTGCAGCAGTGAAGACTGCTTTGTTGTTGACGTGAGTCACAACGGTCGACACCGGCCCTGTGCTGGGTCTGGAAGTCAGGAGCGGCTGCCAGCACCCGGTAGCGACTCGGATATCAGGGTTGAGGCATGACCCACCCACAACGGCCTTGAACAATCCGAACAGGCCGGATGTTCCACCAGAACCGTACCTCATCTTCATGCGCTGAACGATGGGTGGGCAAGGCCCAGTTGTTCCTATGGCCGTGGCCGCGATGTTGAACGTGTTCTCATTCAGGTTCACATCCCACGTTTCCAATTCATCTTCCTGGAAGTTGAATACGACAGCATTCGAATCCGTGGTGTCGATGACGGTATTACCATGAGCCAGGAAGCTCGCCGATGCGTACTTCTCAGGGTCTCTGTCGATATAGGCTACGCCAGATACCCCACTGTTGTAATTGGCCGTTCCCAGCATCTGTGACTGGCTTCCACTAATGACCCCGATAGGTAGGATCTGAAGGTTTCCGGCCGGCGCAGTGATTGCCCTGTTCGACCTCCCATCCCACAGTGCCTGACCTAGGTCAATGTAGTCACTAGTTCTTAGGAAAAGGTCGGTATCAGTATCTCCTGCACCGTAGCTTGCACTTCTACCGCTTTCCATTAGGTGGCCGCGCTGCTCGGAGTCTACAACCGAGAAGTTTGTCACGTATGATGGAAGCTCAAGGATATTTGCACGAGTAGCTGCAGAGACTACTCCTAAACCAAGGGTAGGAGTCATCGACTCAGACTGAGACCCGCTATGGTGGACCCAGGTACGGATGTGCATACTAACACCCCCTGAAGGGTCAAGCAGAGCCCTCAGATCCGCAGCAAACGTGGTCCATTGTGCACGACGCGCTGCTTGGGAAGTCAGTGTCATCTCTATAGACATTGCATACCCAGCCGCTGCGTCGGCCCCATACAGGATCGAATACGGGCCAACCTCACCTTCCCAGACCATCAGGAAGATGCGCTCCCACTTCGCTGCAGATCCGTTATGTAGGAAGCCTGTTGCACCCTCTGCAGATGTGCGCTCTGCCGCCATGGCGTTCCAGTATGAGGATCCCTTCTGCCAGCCGACTGCGGCGCCTGCGGAGGTCGATGTCACACCCGATGTGGCGCCCGTGATAGTCTTTGATGCACCTAGAACCTCACCGTTCGTGGTGTGCACATAGAGAATGCTACCGAAGTATCCAGCTACCTTTGCAGACCATGGTACTGCGTCATCAGAAGTAACTACCTCTCCTGTGGTGTATGTACCAGATGGTGAGGATACCGATACGTATTGCAGCGTGACGCCACCTAGGCCTCCAGTGTCTGTGAGTGTCGTCTCATTCGATCCGAACTTGACAAGTCGGATGCCCTGATCGTCACTCTCTAGGTTCTCATAAGTTCGAATCGCGTTGCGAACGATTTTGGTATCTGGCCCTAGCTGTGGAGAGGTAGACTTGGTGGAGTTAATATTACCGTTTCCCCTTGGGGGAACTTCCCACATGCTACCTACAGTAACATCAACAGTGTCACTCTCAAGCTGCTCTATCGTGAATCCTAGAGATGGAGAGGCACAGTGCGGGACCCACGACCCTGCTGATTGTGCGGCGCCGATTCCTGTGGACGCAACAATAGACACACCTGTCCAAGACTGGTTCGGCGTGGTATGGTCAGTCGCCAGAGTATCGCCGTTAGCAATTGACCCATTCCAGTTTGCTACGTGAAGCGTAGCCGTCTTCGCGGCATTGTCTACATTACTCACACCAACTACCAGGAAGTCTCCTCCGCTAGATGCAGTAAGCTTGTCTCCTGGGTATACCGCTTCTGACCCGGACCCGTCGAAGTTTTCGATGCTGACCGTACGGGCTAAACGAGCATTCGGGTCCCAGAATACACTATCTTCAGTTGGCTTTAGTAACTCATCGTCGTTGAGCTGCTCAATCAACTGCGAGTTCGTGTAAGAGAAGACTCTTAAGCCTTGTGGAGCACCCCTATTGAATGTGATTGCGTCCGTTGAACTCCACATGATCCTACGCTCTGCATTTAGCTGAGCTGGATACAGGGCAGTAGTAGACGGTACGATTGGCTCTACGATGACAGTCGACGCGCTAGGGATGGCGACCACCCTCGCACGAACGTCAGTAGCAGCCGCCGCGATCGTCTGCTCAATCGTAGTATTCTCGTCGGTACCAGCTACTAGATTGTGGCTCCCGAAGAAAAACAGGATCTGCTCTGCTGGACCCAGCACGACAGGCGGAGAGCTACCCGCATCAGACCCACTGTTACCACGGACATGTGCGTCGCCAAACAGACCGTAAACGTGGGTTTTCGCCATCCTGATGCTTTCCTATCCTGACACTAAAGTGGCTGACACGGGGTTACCATGCCAGCCGGGTGCCCCATTGCGGGGCGTGCATTATCTACCAGAAGAAGCCCCCCCAGCCTCGTTTGGTTGACTGTTTTCCTTTAACTTGCGCTCCTGTGTCTTTCGGTCGGGATCTCGGCTGTTGACCATCTTTGCGGATGGCTTGACCACGGCCTTGTCAACAGTGGGATCGGTCACGATTTTGAAGCCCTTGTTCTTTTTTAGAAAAGATGCCTCAAGTCCGACCGAAACGAAACGAACGAGCCCGTCGCCGTTGACCATGCGTACAGTTTTTAGCATGGTGGAGACTGTATTATGACACCCCCCACCTATGAAGCGGTGATAGCGACGAATAGCTATATGCTGGACGCCGCTAGTCAGGCTTAGGCGATTTCGACGCGGACAGCGAGGTCTTGATCGATAATCGCCATACCGTAGAGCACGTCGAGGATGACATTGACATCGCCCGCTACGTTGTCGTAGTTGAGGCGTGCTCGGACCGACAGGCCACTGGCCGGGTCCGTCGCGGTGTAGATGCTAGCGCCCAGGGAGCTGGCATGCATCGGGAGCGGGGCAACCACAAGGGCAGCAGCACTCGGGTGGAACGCGATGTCGTTATCAACAGCGGTCGTGACGTCCGAAGTCAGCAAAACAACGGCGTTGTTGGCGTATGCCTGACGAGTGGGAACCTCCAATACGAGGGTGCCCGCACCACTTGACATCGTCGCACCCGTCTTCACGACGTACGAATCTCCGGCGATCGTGAGGATCTGACCTGCGGCGATAACCTCAGAAGTTCCGAAGTTGTCTACAGCAATGCTGGTCACGCTCGACAGATGAGCCGCAGACAGGGCTCCGGTTGTATCATTCGGGACAGTAACGGCACGGCCAGTGATGATGTTGGTCGTTTCGAACCAGCTAAATCCGAACTTCATGCCGAGGTCACCACTAGTCTGAGCGGCAACACCAGCGCCATCAGCGCCTTGGAACTGCGTGAACGCGGTGTTCTGCAGCATCAGAGCCATGGTTGCCGGCGAGGCAACGTACGTCAGCGGCTTACCGTCGCGTGGCACCAAGTTCTCGACCATCTTCTTGCGGACGTTCGAGAGCAGCGTAGCCGCGTTCGTAGTCGACAGCGTGGTGGCAACAACGTGAGGAATCTTGTTCGTGAACATCGTGGCGACGTCAAGATCGAGCTTCTGAGCTAGAGCATCAACCGCCGGCGCGATATGCTCAGTGACCAGTCGATCACCAGCAAAAACGAGATCCTTGTCTGAGACCTTGAACCGGACAGCGAAGTGGCTATCGAGAGTCAGGCTCGACTTTGGCGGGTCCAGGTCGATAGCGGTTGGAGCCGAAGAAAAGATATCCTCGGCCGTAAACTTCATCGGCTTACGGAAGTTGATCACGTCACCGCGACCGAACGACTCGCGCTCGCCCTCGTAACCACGGAAGATCCGCGAGGCGTAACCCTTACGGGTCGTGAGCAGCATCAGGGCTTGGTTAGCCCAGTACTGTGGATTGTAGTTGTTAAGTGTGCTAGCCATTTGTGATTCCTACTATATCTTACGAGACCTTAGCGGACGACCGCCATTCTGCATGCCTGCGGCCCGGCGACGTACCAACGCCTCCTTCAAAGCCTTATCATCCACCCGGTCCCCCAAGGTAGTTCGCGTCAGGTATCACCACTAACACTAGCCGGTTATGGTCTGGCTCAACCTTTCTCTAGCTAACAGGCGGAATCACCACGCCCATCAACTGCAAGTCATGCTCGACCTAGTCAACGATGACTACGGTTCCGCCTTGCTTTGTCGCCTTATTGCTAGCCTCCACAAACATTGTGAAGTCGTCCGCATCTTCGGACGTGATAGCCACGTCCTTTGCGCCGAACTTCTTGTCTGCGGTTCGCTGCTTATTTCGAGATGTATCGTCTGGCTTGATATTAGCGCCGACCTTGCCGTCGCCCTCAAGACATTGTGCGTATCGAGTACGGATGTCCGTGCTCTCCGCGAACTCCTTGAGGTCCATAGGGCCATCGTTATCGTGGCCGGAGCTGAACAGCGCCACGCCGGTCGAGGGATCAATGAATGTAGACTTGAGGTTTCCATCGATTTCCTCGACTGAAACGTGCCGTGAAATCTCCTGGCGGAGAAGGTCTTCCCACTCTTTCTTCGGGCGCATGGCTTTGAGCACGCTGTCGACCTGACGGGCAGACTCGCCGGCATAGACCGTCTTACGGTACGCGTCGACCTTTGCCTTCAGCTCAGTGTTCTCCTTCTGGAGTGGCCCCTTAGCTGCAGCTACTTGCTGCTGAAGCAGCTCGTCGCCCCCTTTGTTCTTGGATAAAAGGAGAGTGTTCGCCTCCTTGGCATGAGCCAGCTCTTGGACGATGCCGTTGACCTCCTCCAAAGACCACAGTGAGTCATCGTCCTTAGTCAGGAGCATGCCCTTGACCTTAATCTCCTTCTTCTGCGACTCTTCTAGCTTGCCTCGTAGAGATGCAAGTGGGCCGATAGCAAGACCCTTGGCGTCAGGCTCTGCCTGTAGGATGAAACCTCCGTTGACGGAGTCCTCCTCATAGAAGCCGCGAAGCTCTTCACTTACAGTTTCAAGGGAGTCGATTCGAATCTTGATCTTCATTGTGTATGTCTAACCGTAATGGGGATTTTCGGTATCTGCAATGGAGTAGAGCAAATATGTCCACTCCGTTCTACTGGTGTTAGCATCACAGCCGACCCAGTTTTCTAAGGGCATCCAGGGTTAGTGTCCTGGTTCTTGTGGCGTCGACCATTTGGGAGATCGACAGGCTGCCTGCGCGCCAAGCAATTGCTCTCTCCACGCCAAGCACAGTATTTTGAACAGCACTTCCCTGGCGCCTTAGCCATTCGACGTACTTCGGCATATTGGCCCCGGTTCCGCTACCCATGAAGATACCGATCGTAGACCTACAGTTTATGTGGATAGGAGGGATGACGTGAGGCTCTCCCTCGATCCAAGTGTCGCCATCCAGATTGATACACTGAACCGTGGTCCTATCGTCCAGGACAGAAATCCACACGAGTCGACGGCCATTAGCTGCCGTGCTTCGAACCATCACAGAAGTGTCGGCCATTACCGTCTTGGTTATGGATCCGACCGCCAGCGTCGTTTTGACCATGTCCACAGACACCCTGGCGGCGATGGCTGCGGGGGATGACCCAGATGCCGATAGCTGACGAACGATGGCCCTGACCCTACCCAGCGCTCCCTGGCGTATCCACGTTTCCAGATAGTCGTCCAGTGTCCGTCCTACAATGAGTCTCGACCCTAGAGCAGCAACCATGGAGGCCGTTGTTGGCTTGTCGATTCCATCCGGGAGGTTACTCCTCTCGACCCCGATAAGGGTTCTCGAATCCCTGAAGATGGATCGCCTGACCGCATTGATCGACCTATTGAATGCTCTGTCGATCCTTGCCAGTGTAGCCCTTACACGTGCGGCGCTAGGATTTCGCCCCATGGCCCTGATCGCTTCGAGAACCTCGCTGCGAACAGAATCTGACATTACCTTGGTTGCTCGCCTTCCTGCCGCGTTACCGAATTGGATGCCCAGGATGGCTACGAGGATAGCCTCGTCTAGCCACTCTTCATCCGCATCGCGAGGAGGGATAGAGGTCGAGGACATTAGTCCTCTACCTTGTCGATGCTTCTATTGAGATCCTCTTCGACAGACTTTTGGATATCCTCAAGGCCAGCAAGGTTCTCCTCGATGGGAAATCCTGGACGAAGCATCCCGTATCGCTCGGCTTCGATCAGCTTCTGCCGAGGAGTGAGCACGTCAGACAATGCCTGAATCGACTTAGCACCACCGTCAAAGTCCATCTTTGCGTCGAAGTCTTTGTAGATGGTCACTTCGATATTGTCAGTAGTGGCGTTGATCCACTCTCCCACGGCCTCAATGACGTGTTGGATAGTGGTCTCCATCCTGACACAGAACCCATTCAGGTTGTTAGATAGCTTCTGATTGTCAGTGATTACTGACTCAGCAGTCACGTGTGACTTATCGCTGCTATGGTGACGAGCACCCAAACGCTTAGCCTCCTTCTCAAGCTGACCCATGTCTTCCATGGACAGCTCGATAGACCTACCGCTTGGCTCAAGGAAGAATACCTTAGCAGCATCGTTTGCACTATTGATGCGACTTAATGGGCCTAGTGCAATCTTGTCCTTCCCCTTGTTTTCTGGCTTAGTTGTTCGTGACGCTGACTTGAACCCGGTAGTAACCAGCGTCACCAGCCTTGCCACGCGCATGACGTGAGCATGGTCGGCGCGGCTCTGGTAGTGTGCAAGATTTACCCAAGCAAGGTCTTCCATGGCCGGCTCAGCCTCGAAGTATCCAGTCTGGTTTGTGTAGTGCGTAAATAACGGTATGCCGTTGCCCCCAGGATTGTATGCCTCCCTCTTGAACTCTACCCACTTACCAACGTCCTTGCTGTGCTTGTATTCGATCTTCGTACCGATCTCTTGACCAATAGGTCTCTCTAGCTCGATGATGACCACCTCGATCTCCTGTGAGAATGAGTCTGAATCCACGGCACGAGACACGCTGAACCTACAGTAGTCAACGTGCATTCTGCCCGCGTCGTCGGCGGAGTCACGGATGTCCAGCATGTCGACCGGGTCGATCTTTCGAACGTACACACGGCGATCATTTGTTGCGGCTTCTGTTTCTCCAGTACCTTGAGCGTCTACGAGGACGTGATACATGCCCCGATGGATCGATCCACCCATCAGATCATCAGTGAACACCGTGAGGTTCTGGCCTGTGCCATCTACGTCACGCATGAACTCGCTAAACTTCTCGTTGATGCCATCAACAACTACTGGGCGGACGAATGGCTTACCAGCCAAGTCCTTCACAGTGTCCTTGTAGAACGGAAAGCACGTGGCCCGTCCCACTCGGATATTATGATTCTGGATCGTCTCCTCTGTTTCTCGCGGCAGCCACTTGTATGATGACTTACGCATGGCGCGATTGCCGCCCATAAGGTCGTCAGTAAGCTCAGCCGCCTCGATCATATTGACGAGAGCTGGCCTTGGAGTTTCTGGCCCTGCCTCCCCGCCATAGTCGCCGACTGGCGCCCCGTCCCTGGAACCAATGATCCCACCTGGCTGATAGCTGGAGTAACGAAACAAGTGTGAAGTGTGATCGATCATGTTGAGTTACAGGAGAGTGAAGTCGTCCTCGAAGTAGTTGTCGGTGTATAGTAACGAACCATACCTCTGGCATACAAGGTATCCTAGCGCGTCGCTTATGTGCGAGAACTTGCCTTCGGGTCCAGGGTTTAGGTCTCCGTTGCCTTTTAGAGTTGTGGACTCAAGGTCGAGAACCAGGTTTGGCGCCTTCTCTTTATCGATGAGTATTCGAATGTTACCGTTGGCGCTCTGGAATCTACTATTGGTCGTTACTAGCCTGTCACGGACATTAGGGTTCGTTCGACTGACATCAATGGTCATATCCGGCCAACACAAGGCAAGGTGTGCCTCGATGATCTGCCAGTCGCTTCGCTCAGAGCTGGTCCTTCGGGCGCCGCCGGTGGCGTCTCCGTAACACACGATAGCCCCACGGTGGCGTGCACCCCATCCCTCTACCAGCTCCTCGCATACGAGCCTGGTGTTGGAGTCGATATCCCAACGGAATACCTCGCCAATCACCCCAGTGATGCGCTCCATAGGGAATAGGTATCGGCATGTCGGACACTCCTCGCCAGAGTCCAAGTCCACAACCATGTCGCACTGAGGGCACTCGTAGAAGTGCGTCTTCGTCTCTTGGTCTTGTGAGACTAACGCGACTCCAGGATTCACATTGAAGTCGAACGAGAACTGCAGGTCCTTATCAGGATTGTAATCAATTTGAGTTATGTTGTGCTCGCCAAACTGGTAGTATGCTGTTCCTGATGAGTCGATGAATATCCCCCCGTATTCCTGGTCGAATGATCTTGCATCCAAGTCGTCCCTGGCTGCCTCGACCTCCTCAGGCTCCATGATCAGCCATGATGGCCATGGGTGGTAGGTGCCCCAGTCTTGTCTCGTCTTCGCTAGCTCGTGCATGCGATAGAAGTGGTTCTTGCCTCTCGGTCTGCCGATAAACAAGGCCCATCCTGGTGGTCGCCCGAATGTTGAGAGCGCCGGCCTGATAGACGATGTCCATGCGGACGGCTTCATGTCGGCGAACTCATCTAGCACGACTCCGTCGATGGCGATTCCCTCGATTCGCTCTGGCTTATCCATGCCGGCAATAATCAATCGAGCCCCTGTGCGGAAGTTCATGGTCAGCTCAGACTCGGACTTCTTTAGGACCATCCAATCGGGCACCTCACTCTTGAACGCCTCCCACACGACGCGCTTTGCCTGTGAGTACGTAGGGGCTGCGTATACAAACGTTGGCTCCTTGATGCCTGGGGGCGGTGTTAGGCATCCGTAATGGACGCCTCCACGGTGCCTGGTACCGGCTATTAGTCGCCACCTCGCCTCGGAAGTTTTTCCTGATCTACGGCCACAGGCTAGGACATCAAACCTACAGCGAGACTTCAAAAACCTGTCTCGTTGCTCGTGAGACTTCATGATGATACGTCCAGAAGCCGAACGCATGTCTAGTGCGTTTCTGTCCCTACTTCTCATCGTCTTCCCTCGGCTCTCCGATCTCAATAGTCACAGGTATACTTTCACCACGAGCTTCGTCAATGGTAATACCACTATGACGTTGCTCAGCGATCGTGAGCCACTCTTTCATCGCCTCGCAGATATCGTTAGCGTCGATCTTTGATGCGGCGAGCTGCACCTGGATTTCAGGTCGGGCATACTTCTCTGGGTGCATGCGTTCGAGCGCAGATTGGACGCACCTCCAGTCTGCCTGACCGGACTCCATCATCTTTGTGAACAGCTTGATTTCAGCCCGCGCTGCATGCTTCGAAATCTGCCTGTTGATTTCCTTGTCACCGGCACGCAAGGATGCTAGCTCTGACTTAGTCCATCCTACAGCAGCAGCAGCAGTCTCCACCGGCAACCCGGCTTCAACAGTCTTAATGAAGTTGGCTCGGTCCACCTCACTGGGGTAGAATGGATCCCGCGATCTACCAGCCAACTTCGCTACTCCGCCCCTACCGATTCGTCGGGCACGTCCTTCGACTCCTTTTCCGCCTTCGGTCCTGGCAGGATATTGGCAGTCCTTTCCGGGCGCTCTTGCGCCGAGAACGCGGCGCTTGTTAGGTAGATCATTGGCAGGATAGCGCGAGCTGCGAGACGTGGGTTAGCGGAGACAGCAGCCTCAACCACGTCGAGGTGGTCTACTGCAGCTACAGACCTTTGCAAGGTGGTCGCTTTCTCGGCATCTAGTTCTTTGATGTCTTCGCTGGTCATGCCTGAGTCTTCCATGACAGCCTTGTTCAAAGCCTGGGCGAAAGATCCTGACTCGGCACACAGGATGCTGATAAGTTGACTGAAGCTGGTCTGCACGATCTGATTGGTTGGGGTTTCCATCATCAGAGAGACTATGACTGACTGCGCCTCCCTGACAGGTGGGTTAGCAACGCTTAGATAGGCCCTTGAAATGCGCCGAAACTCTCGCTACCATCGTTCACATGCCTAAGAACACGGTTACCGATCACAAGCGATACGAGCGACACATGGACAAAGTTATCCAGAAGATCCTCGGATGGGACGGGATGCACAACTTCGTCTCGTCACCCATCTGGCTAAATACGCTACTGACCGCACTTCCCGACGAGATCATGATCACCAGGGCTGACAATAATTGGACTGCAACTCACGGAGAGACTTCCGTCACAGGTTGGTCGCTACAGGTAGCACTGGGTCGTCTCATTTATCAGATCGACAAGGAGTCAGAGTAATGGCCGTCACCTCGAAACGAACCGTAACGACGCCCCTCACGCCTAAGGTCATCCTTCTCAATGGCCCACCACGATGCGGTAAAGACACAGTCGGGCTAATGATTGCTGAGCAGTGCGTTCACGTCTCACTGCGAAAGTTTGCGCAGCCGATCATTGACGGTATGCAGGCTATGTTCGGCGTGTCCTGCGTCGATGGCATGGATAAGGGTGAGCCGTCCAATAATCTGTTCGGGTTCACCCGTCGACAGATAGCCATCAGTCTGTCCGAAGACTGGGTGAAAAAGAAGTTCGGTTACGACACATTCGGAAGGATCCTCCTGAACACCATGGGGAGGAACGATATCGGAAGGACTGTCGTGGTGACCGATAGCGGGTTCAGCCATGAGGCTTCTCCGATTATCGAGATGTTCAGGCCGAACGATATTCATATTGTGCATATCAAGCGACCGGGCAAAGACTTCAAAAACGACTCACGAAGCTACTGGCATAGCCCGAAGGTCAGGTCTCACACGATCCTTAACGATGGATCTCTGGATGAGCTTCAGAGTCAGGTGGTCCACCTAGTAAACACCAGTTGGTCGTAGCCATGGACGACATTCGATGGGCTCGATATTTCATGCTGTCAGCCAAGCTGGCATCCATGCAGAGCAAAGACCCCTCTACCAAGGTTGGTGCAGTTCTGGTCCGTGGGCGACGAGTAGTAGGAACCGGCTTCAATGGATTCCCCTGCGGTATTGCCGATGACGATCGGCTAAACCTGAGAACTGAAAAATACGAGTTGATCATCCACGCAGAAATGAACGCACTCCTAGATGCCGGGAAGGATGCTCGTGGCTGCACGCTCTTCCTGTATGGCTTTCGGTCCGCCCCTTGCAGGAATTGCACTAAGCACCTCATACAGGCCGGCATCAGGGCAGTGGTCGCCTGTGGGCCTGAGTTGCCGGTCCGGTGGATCGAGCCAGTAAAGCGAGCCGAAGAGACGCTCAATGAAGCTGACATCCTGGTTACAATTCTTGATGAGTCGAAGCTTGAAAATACAGTCGATGTCGGTTAGCCTGCTGAGATGCAAGAATCTACACGGCAACAAGTCCTCGACCATGAGCTATCCGAAGCATCAAAGGGCGCACGCGCCGACAGTCAAGCCACCATCGGAGAACAAGGTGGCGGTGACCCAATGTCCGTGTTCAAAAATCACGAGGATGCCCAGTCGTTTATTAGAGCGATTCGTGATAAGTCCCTAAAGGGATTCCCACACACCGATATCACCATCACCGGCAAGGTATACGCTGTGTTCGATCTGGCGTCGTCAGGTGCATACATCGCCCACACCATGGCGTCCGAGCATGGTGCAAAGGAAGGTAAGTAGATTGGATCCCGACCTTAAGTCTGTTCTGTCTATAGCTCGGATCAGGGTCCATGTCTCAGCAGAGATACCGACAATCGACGGATACTTAGACGATGATGAGGCTGACATAGCATGGTCTCGCGTCATTCAAACCACCGCTTACGTTAGTGGTAATGAGATCATAGGAATGTCTAGCAGTGACGCGGCAAGATTCGTTACCGAGGGCGCGAGACCCCATGTCGAAAAAATGATTGAAGAGGGATACTATGGGTCACAGTAGAAATAACGAGGGAGGTGAATTGGCGGTAGCGGCGTGGAACCGCCTCGTGGAGCGTGCTGGAGTCATAGTGAAGGTGCTAAACACTCGGCCTGATGACGCAACCAACATCAAGGCGATTCAGGCGTGTGAAGAACTGACCCGCGACCTTGCGAAAGCCGGGACAGTCGCCGGGGGTATTGAATTGCTGGCTGAGTCACGCGGTCAATGTGACGAATATATCGGCGCGAACGAAACCCTACTATCCGTCTGTAAAATCCTCGGCGCCGATGTGGATAGCGTCGAGGCTCAAGCTGAGATGTTTCGCGATAAGTCCCGATCGGAAAAATGGGACGCTACCGACTCCTGGCATGCTATGGAGCTTTGCGACTTGGATGAAGGCGGAGGTGGGGATATATCATATGGAGACTTCCACTAATGGCATGTGATAAATTGCAGTTATCCGAACCTGATCTTCGGAAGATTATCAAAGATGCCTTCATCGCTGGTGCGACACATACAACTTCGTCACTCCATTATTTCAAGCAAATACACCCTGACTACGACGAATATGTCGAGTCAGTCATTCAAAATCTTTCCAAGAAATCTACATGAAAATCAAAGACAAGATCGGATTCAGGTTCCAGTGGGGTCTTAGTGTGCAGCGGGCCGACGATGCGATCCAAACCATGCTTCATCGGACGCCACTCTTCTACGGGTTCATGATCTTCCACCTGTGGGTTGGTATCGTGGTGAGTCACAGGGGTCGACTCATGCTAAGAAACGGATTATCGGATAGATATAAAGCATGAGCCCAGTCTACGACAAGAAAGGCCGAGAGTTCATGCACGGCGACCTCATCAAGTCGTACCACTTTACAGGACGACGTAGGAGAAGGGAATACCTCTACCACGTTGTGAGGCGTAATCCTGGAAGTCTTTTATCGCCGCCACACCTCGAAGGTGTGCCGTACTATGCTCTCCTGTCGTCCTGCGATGGCAGGGTCAAAGGGTCTTTCATGATCCGACAAAGGGACGCTGAACTCATGCCTGAGATTATCCAATGCATGGGTGTAGATTACCTGCCTGACAGGCCAAAGGTGAACCTATGAAGCGACAGGACTTGATCAATGAACTCAGCAACATTTTGGAATCCCTCCCAGACTCTGAGGTTATCAGCAGTATCACACTCAATGAGAATCTGACCACACCACCAAGTGGCGCTATCCGACGTGGCATTAAGGATTGGGGCGTCGTGACCCTATCCAAGTCTGATAATGGCTGTATCTCGCGAAAAATCTACAATTGCTACGTTACGCCGGGGATTCTCAAGGCCCACCTGATAGGTGAAGAATATCAGGCATGAGAAACAACCGAATCTATCCGACCCACCTACTACCCGGCCAGTCGCAGACTAACAGGTCCGACTTCGATTCATCGCACGCGGCGCAAGCCCATACCAGGTTTTCAATCGAGTTACTACCGCCTTTCGATAGCGGAGTCACATGGTCGACGTGGCTGCTCGGCCCCCAGTATAGAATGTGGATGCCGCAATAGTGGCATGACGCCCTTTGGTCTATGTATATGCGCCACAACTGCTCCTTCGTGTGCGTGCCCCTAGAGCGCTCCTTGCGCTGCCTGAGCCGACGTGATCTAGCGTTGGTGCATGCGTTACACCGGCTGCGCTTCATTTTTGACGTTCGCTGTGCTGAGCAGGACGCACATGTCGACAACTAGCTGACCCACTTCTCGAACGCTAGCTGTACTTTCGTCATCGCTCGGCCCCACCTGTAGCAGTGCTCTGGGGCGTTTACTTCTCTCCTAGTCCATGTTAGTGCGTGCGCCCACTCATGTTTTAGGGTGTCCAGCATCTCGCGCTGAGTCCCTATTAGGATGAAGATCGAATGGTAGTGCTCCCTATTTCTAACGCTCACTGATACACATAGTCCATCAAGGCTAGTGCCCGGTATTTCGTCGGCATCTGGCATACTGTCTTCCGTGCGGAAGTACACCCTCACAGGTTTGACTGTCGGCATCTCGATGCGGAGGAAGCGCACGAAGTCTCTGACTGACTCTACGGCATCGCTGCTACCATTGCTCAAACCACCACCACTCGACGCCTAGGCTGGTTGATCGCTGCCTGCGCTGCCTTCTGGGTTCCGCGAGCATCGTGGCGCTCGAGCTGAGCAATGATGTTGTAGCCGACCACCCCATCGGTGTTTTGGAGGTCGATCTTGATCCCATCGAGAGACCCTGGATGGTTTTGAGACTCCTTATGCACGATGTGAAGGTTTTGAGATGCCTTGGAGCAGAATCCAAGTGCCTCCTCTGAGTAGGCATTGCCACCAGATAGAGACGCATTCCTGCTAGCGTAATCACCAACCATCGCCGTGTGAATGTGCCCTGCCAGCACATGGGTAATCCTTGTGCCTGCCATAGCGGAATGTTTGCCGATCATCGCTTGAACTTTCTTCTGGTCGGACATGTTTATCTGGTGCCCATGAAGCAAGAGGAAGGTCTCTTGGTGGATCGAGAATACCGTCTCGTTACCCTGTAGCTCGTGGAATCTCAACCCCTTATCGCCGGCTACGTCCATTATACTCTGAAGCATGTAGTAGATCGAAGCATCATAGCTGTCAGTCACACCTGGATCCGACCAGGATAACTCCTGCTTGGCCCGACCTTCGTTTCCAGTGATACCGAAACAGTCGACAAAGTAGTGCTCCCGAATATCTTCCACGAACTGACGGTAGATATGAACGGTTAGAACCATGGCACGACTACGGTTGGTCGCCATGTTCGTTACCTCGTCAATGCGACGATCGGAGCTGATTAAGTCGCCACCGAACGCAATAACGATACGCTCCACGCCAGCGGCCTCGCAATACAGCTTGATTTTTATCGCTAGCAGTTGCAGTCGCCTAGCTGCAACCTTGAAGTCGAAGGTGTTGTTGGGTGTTGAGATCAGCTCGTTGCAGTGGTGATCGGACAGGTGTACAACGGCCACCGATTTTTTAGGGTTCAGTTTACCGCTACGACGACCCTTTGTTGTCAGGCGCCCACCGATCTCCTTCAGCGCAGAGAGAACCTCTTGGTTCAGCAGCTCTATAGCCGTCTCGGATCGATGCGACCTTCGGTCGGCCTTGTTGCCGATCCTAGTATGGTCCATGCGGAGCTGCTTGGCCTTCCTGACTTGCCACTCAGTGATCCCTAGTCTGGCGGCGATGGGACGCATACCCATCTTTTCGTCAAGCAGGTTGTAGATTTCTTCTCTAAGACTACTCTTCATGTGTCTTTGGCTCCCCTGGCATATACATCCAGTGTGTTATGTCTCCGTCAGTTCGTTCACCGAAAAGTCCATAGCTGTAATATGCCGACCAGTAATACTCGGCAAAGTCATCCTTATCCATAAAGTATTCACGTATCCAGCATACCCCGGCAAGGATTCCACTTGACTTGGAGAATACCAACACTCTCACTGACTTACCTTCGACTTTTTCATGGCTGAGAGGGATAGGGGTCAGGTCCATTGAGTGCCACTTGTTTTTCTCTGATGTGCTACTCTTTATGCGTGTCATTTTATGTTACCGGCGTACCATGAACTCTACCACGAATAGAATCAATCATCCTGATTGCGTGCCCCATAGCGTCAGCAGCTACGTCCCCTGCGGCGAAAATAAGCTTGGCCTTCACCATCTTGCCATCCTTATCTTCGCATTCCAGTGACAGGCTTACGATGTCCTCTCCTGTGTCGTTTGCTACTCTGATGAATTGTGATACGGCAGTTTTCACGGTCCTAAACTCTATGGTACGGACTCTCCTCGATTCACTCACTTAACCGAACCCTTATGGCAAGCCCTGTCGTGCTCGCAATTTTCGCACCGACCAGCCCCTGCTTCAGTGTGTAAGAAATCCTCACACACATCAGTGATGCGATCACCCCACTCGAAGACATCACACATACAGCCGCTAGGAACGGCTAGCGGGATGAAAACACAATGCTCGTCCTCGGGACGTCGGCAGGTTTGACAGATTGGTTCGCTCACTTGACTAGTTTCATCAGACCCCCTTTTTGGTTGGGACGCAACCTCTAGCTTTCTGAGTTCAGTGATATTCACGGTCGGGCCTCTTTGATCAGCGGACTCAATTCTTGGAGCTGTTCTGAAAATTGCGCAACGGAAGCTTCAGCCATCGCCTCCACCCCAGCATCAAACGCCTCGCGCTGGATATTTCGAATCCACTCAGGGTTGAAGCAGTCCGAGCTAGACAGCCGCTCCTTGTGCCATTCTTCTGCGCTACGCATAGTTGCCACCCATTCCTGCCATGGCAATCAGCTTAGGCGCCACCTTAGACCAGTCGACATACGGTTGCCCTCCCAGGTAATCGGGGTAGACCAGCGGACATCCGAATGCCAAGTCGTCGATGTAGACGTGGCAGTGAGCCTTCGGGCTGCTTGTCCATACTTCTTGCTCGGGGTTTCGGTTCACGGCAAATATGGGGACATCGTGATCATCAAGGAATGCAATGGCATCGTCAAGGGTCTGATTGCTACGCATGGTCCATAGGATCAGCTTCGCGCCATAGTCGGCGCAGGCCTCCATCGTCTCGATCGCACCAGGGACGACACCGCCTATGCCGGGATACTCGTGCTTGACGATAGTGCCGTCGAAGTCGACGCCGATGATTAGGGGGTGTTTCATCGCATAATCTCCATCACGCGGCCGAGGGGGGCGATGGCTTCGCCGAAGCTTTCGAATACGTCGTTGAGGAATGATGGTGTCGTTAAGAGAGCGAATACGATGGTGGCGCCAAATATCATCCTCGGGCCAAGTTGCTCACCATCCACCCAAGCCTTTCCACGGGTCACCCTCTCGGACCAACACACACACACCAAGGACAGGATGATCCAAGTGCAGTACATCGCCGTCTGCACCCAGCAATAGGTCACCCGCTGGGCGAGAATCTCTTGGAACGCGGGCGATGCTCCGTTTTTCAGTTCGCGCAGTATCGAGATCAATTCGGCTTGTAGTTGTTCGTCCATCACAGCATCCTACTGGTTCGGCGCTCGTGAATCAACTGTCGAAGCAATACTGGCCTCAGATTGATCTCTTCAGCACTCACATTGACGTATCGGTCGTCATCGAGGCTGTGCGAGTGGGTATGCCCATGGACATTCAGCTCCCACCGCCTGAATTGACATGGATGCACCGGAATGTGGGTCAGCAGACACCCGTCGAACTGGTACATGGCGCGAACCTGGGAGAAAATGTCCACGTAAGCCGACGCGTTCTTGTCGTGGTTGCCCATCGCCAGTTTCTTGGTGCCGTTCAGGCGAGTTAGGGCGTTCAGGTTGCCGAAGCAAGCGTCACCTAGTAGGTAGACGACGTCACGTTTATGCACTGTCTCATTCCACCGATTCAGGATTGTTAGATCGTGTTCTTCGGTGTTCGGGAATCCTCGAATCTCCGCCAATTTGCGGTGGCCCAGGTGGAGGTCGCCTATGACGTATACGTTGCTCATTGGGTGCTCACTTTTTTAAGGCGATCTACAGCATGGCCGACGTAGCCTTCATCGGTATCAGTTCCAATACCATGCATACCAAGGGTGTAAGCAGCGACTAGTGTCGTCCCACTTCCCATGAACGGATCATACACCGTGTCTCCAGGCTTACAGCCAGATAGTTTGATGCTTGCTCATTCGTCTTCCTTCTGCATCTTGTCATCGCCCTGCTCACGCCAGAACCTAGCATAGGTAGAAGCGCATTGGTCAACTTCTGGGTCCCAATCCTTCTTGGGAACGTCGTCAAACTCTGGGTGGGTCACTGGGTCGAGGTCTTCGGTTGGCTCTAGCCCTTTGTCGTTGGCTATGACTGCGGGTGGACGGCCCGAGTGCTCGTAGGGAAGGGGTGCCCCATCCTTACTCGACACCAGGAAGTCGCTCAGGTCTGGCGGCTTCCATTCCATGTCATCAACGCGGTTGCGCTCGATCTCGACTTCCCTCATCTCTCGACGCAGAGCCGGCCGAACATGGTTGTTCACATGCGTCATGAACGACTGGTAGTTGATCGGAAAACCGATGACGCCTTCGACATACTGAGTCAGGAACTTGTTGTAGGAGATGTTGGTCGTCTCAAATACTTCCTTGGCCCTGCAAAACTCGTAGACCGAGTCCCTGGCAATCGGGTGTGAGCACACCCTGCAGGCGTAAGCCCTGCTCGGAGTTCGCCTACGGACCATCCTTACGTAGCCGTCCGGGGGAGGCACGGGTCGTAGAGGGCTCTTTTTACTCATGAATATTTACTTATACACTACTTTTGGAGGTCCGTCAAGGGTGTTAGCCCGGAACTTCTTGGTCTGTAGGGCGGTGTGCATAGGGTGTTCTGAATAAGTAATGTTTACGGCTAGGGGGGCCTGGGGGTCGAAGGGGGGAGGTGGTCGGTCGGTCGGGACGGGGGGGGGATGTCCCATGTTTGTAACGCCAGTTGTCCCATACCTGCAATATCTTGCAACATGTTTGTAACGCCAGTTGTCCCATACCTGCAATATCTTGCAACATGTTTGTAACGGCTCGACTAGGCCGTGTAACAATGGCGTAACGGCTATGCTCTGATAAGGGTCATTATGTTGCGCTCACGGTTCTGTGTGTCGGCTCCAATCGACTGGCACGATCCTTGTCGGCGATCGCGGCTACGTCGCGTCGACTCGGTCGACTCGCCGGTCGATGCCGGTCGACTCGCCGGGTCGATTCCCGGTCGATTCGGGTCGATTCGCCTAGTCTCAATCCAGTCCCACTATTGAGACTCAGTCTCAATAACGGGACCCCTTTGGGACTGAAAACGTGGCAAAAGCTTGGCAAAACTACCTAGGTAGTAGTAACCGCAGACAATTTGTCTGAAGCCTACGACAACTTGTCTCACCCCCTTAGTTTCGCCCCTGTAGTCCCCTTAAGGCCGTCTTCCGCGAACAAGGCTCCCAACGTTGCGCTGTGCGCTACGATCTCTAGCTAGACGTGTCATTGCATGCCAATGACGATCGGCAAGCAGACGACGCTACAAGCGCTCGAACTAGGTACAAAAAGACACCGGCCACGCGATGTGGCCAGCTACTCTCCGTCACTTGTTCCCGGCTCTAATCCAGGTTTCTCGCCGGCAGATCCTCGAATATTTCACGCGTTACCGATTCCGGCAACGGTGGCTCGCATCCCGTGGCCACCTCTGTGATCGCTCCGATGATGTCATCGCCAGAGTCTACCATCTGGCCCGCTCGCCACGATTCCGATTCCGTCCACGCCGTGGCACCGTCGCATGACGCGTAGATGATCGCACGCCCATCTTGGTGCTGCCGAACTCTAATCCAGTAGGTGTCACACTCGCCCTGGCCTAGCGCTTGCTGGTGCCGGCAATAGTCGGAACCAGAATAGCTATCGCCGCTGGATTCGGCGATAATCGGCCAGTCTGACGCCACGATACTGACCGGGGAATCGTTGGTCATTGTGATTACTACTCGTTTGTTTTTGTTGTCCATCTTCTCTTTCGTTGCTGGGTTGCTGGGTTGCGCTGCGACCGGCAGCGTACGGAATGAGGCCCTTTACGAGGGCGAGGCGAAGCAGGTTAGAGCGGCCCACCGTTTTCGCGTTCCGCGAGGATCGCGTTCGCGAAGTAACCGCTGAGCTCTATCGCCACGAATCGGACATCGTTCGCGTCATACGGATAGCGACTAGCGTAGCTTTCTACGCGAAGAAGGTCGCGAGTAGAGAGTGCTTCGGCCTCGGCGAGAGATCGGGGAAAGCTAGCGGGCAGTTCCGTCACTGGCGTGTAGAGAGTGTTCATCTTGCGTCCTTGCTTAGCTTCGCTGATCGTTTGTTTACTCGTCATGGCCAGGAATCTATCGACCGATCTACTTCCAGTCACGAGCAAACCGAGAAAAAAAACCGGGTATTATTGCCGGGTCCGCAAACAGGAATGCCACTTACCCTTTTCGTCATCTTCCCATACGGATCCCGTGTCGCTCACGATGCTAGCGTACCTATGTCGTCCAGCTTCATGCCATTCGCGGCCTTCTAGCTTAGCCTCGGCCAGACTTTTATGCTCTATCTCGCATAGGGTCCGAAGGCCTTCTGACGGTTCTTGGGTACCCACCATGAGGAAAAGAGTGTAAGTCATAAAAGCCCCTGGGTACAACACCAACCGCAAACGAGCCCCATGGCCACGCACGCGAGGAACACGGCGAGCGATCGTAGCCGGTTCTTCATTGCACGGCCCTCCTTAACTAGTGGCCATGAGTCTCCGCATATATCTTTGTGTTTCATCGCTCCGCCCTGTTTCTACAGATGACCAAAACAGCAAGCCCTACGAGAACCATCACCACGGGCGCCCTTGCAGTTCGAGTATCTGCTCACGACTGGGATTGTCCAATGCAATCCCCCATTCCCACGAATTAACATGATTCCCGGAGTTTCCGCCGGTTGAAACGTCTATCAAAGAATCCTCAAACGCATCATCATCTGACCTACCTTCGGCCTTGGCCTCGAGGAAGGATTCGGTGACTTGTTCGTCGCAAAGGTATCCAGGTTCGTTTTCGGCAATCCAATCCATTGCCTCGTCGAAAGCCTCATCCAAGTGGTCAGCCCAAACCATCAGGTAGGTTGATCCTACGTTTCCGAACCAGAGAACGAATCGGTTGCTAGTAAAACTAGCATCTCCACCATTAACTATATTGATAGTTGGCATCCTAGTTTGTCCTGTAAACGTAATAATCAATTCCGTTGACGGTCTCGCACTCTTCGCTCCCGTCGTAGCAATTTAGGCAATGCCCACGACCATCATACCGTGCGTCTTGCTTCCAAGATTCGATATCGAAGTATTGCTTGAGCGTATCGTTACCGATCTCAGGAATGATGAAATCATCAATATAGCTATCTAGTGATTCATCCCAAGCTTCGTTGGCTTCCGAATCAGTCATCACGCGATATTCGCCACCATCAGCTTCGACATATTCGCCGCCTCCGTACTTCGCGTCGTTGGCTTCGGATATTGAGCAGTCGACGGACATAGCGACGGCTATCCGTCGTTCGTCTTCTGGCTCTACGGGGACCGAGTCGAGGCAAAACGCTCGACCATGGAACATCGCGATAAATGGCGCCTCTTCATTGCACTTCACCGCCTCGATAGATGCCTCCGGCTCCCCTTCGATCTCCCAGTTGGGGTGCTCTTCGTTGTAGGCCATGATTGCCTCAATCAGGCATTGTCTGGCGTCGTTGAACTCAAGGAACAGCTCGGCCTCGGTGTCCGGCATGCATCCTGGTATGTTGCTGTTGATAGAGAAGAGTTTGGTTTGCTTGTCTGGTGTCATTGTTCTCTCTTGCTGGAGATTGATGCTACGTCTCTGTACCTCGCATACCAAGCAATCAAGAATTGCGTCCGCGACGGTATCGTTTATGGCGTTTTCGTCAGTCATTGCGTTACTCCTTTTTTTCGCACTCCGATAAGGAGTAAAAGTTTCCGTATTCGTCGATTCCTGCATTGTTCGCTTCAAGATCGCACTTAAGTCTGTTGACGCTACCTACTTCGTCAATATCGACCATGATCTTCTCCATGATCCACGATTCCAATTCTCTGGCACATAGTTCTGCGTCTGCCTCCAGCCACTCAATGGCCGTTCGCAAACCTTTCGTCGGCCAGCAAGATTCGATAGCTTCCAGGTTCCGACGTGTTCCGTTGTAGTGACCGCCAACGGCTACGAAACTCAGAGACACGTCACCGTTACGATTGAGCCATAGTAATCGGCGGATTATGTTGCGATCGTCGCATCTCCATGCAAGGTATGCGGATAAGTCGTCTACGTCGACCGATAGGCCGGCACCGTCACCTTGCTCCGGTCCGTACGACCAGTTCAAACCGGTCAGATCTAGTCCGTGCTTGGTGTGTTCATCATTAAACCAGGTAGTTACCCACTCGCTCGTTTCTTGGCATTCGTGCGTTTCAAGATTTCTCATGCAAGCCGTGGACACTCCTCGTTCGGGGCAATCACCTAGTTCGTTGTGAGAAAAAACTACCTTTGCCGGCGAGCGAAACAAGTATGGCATCACTCCACCCCCACACAAGAAACGGATCGGCCAGCCCATTCGCGAACGTCGTCATCGTGCACCGATGCCCAAGAGACGACGGCGATACTAGATGTTTCGGGATAGTCCATGCGAAGATCGGACAGAGCTCTAGCGATCGCGCTGCCGGGCCGAATACTGACGGTAGTCGCTGACGCAATGCCGTTAGTCGCGGCGGCACGGTAGACTCCAGCGACCGTTATTTCCACGGTCGCCAATGGATTTAATAGTGTCGGTTGTCTGGTCCTGATTGTCATCACTTCACCTCACCTCACCGTCAAGTGTTTCGCAGAGCGCAATGATTTCTAGGATTTGACGCTCGAAGTGGTCAGCCCTCACTGGTTCGTGCTCGACACATATCTCGGTCACATGTTCGCGCCAATATGCGATCGTACGACGCTCGCAGCCATAGTGTAGAATCCTGCCGTCATGGCCAGGAACAGTGTGCCATTCGTAGTCGGAGTGACCGGATAGAATCCTAGTGCCGGTCAGATTGGCGCCGGTCAGATTGGCGCCGGTCAGGTTGACGCCGGTCAGGTTGACGTTGGTTAGGTCGGCGTCGATCAAGTCGGCGTAGGTTAGGTTGGCGCCGGTCAGATTGGCGTCGTGAAGATCGGCGCCGATCAGATTGGCGCCGGTCAGGTTG